GAGAAAGGAAGCATTCAACCATATAACGTCAGAAATTATTTAGGTTCGGGGTTTTGATGGAACTATTATATTTCATTCTAGTTTGTTACGGAATGACACAGATAATTGTTTATGGATCTATCTTTGATAAGGTACGACCAAATCCAGAATTCTTGCGTGGTTTCGGAAAACTGTTTCATTGCCCGCTCTGTATGGGGTTCCATGTGGGTTGGGTTGTTTTCTTGATGTTCTGGTATAGCGGACTTCAGATGTGGAATAACATTTATTTGGGATGTTTTCTCTACGGATGTTTGAGTTCTGGAACTACTTATATTTTAAGCATGATGGTTGATGACTACGGTGCAAATGTACGAATCAACAGTGCAAAGGAGGATTAGATGTCTTTGGTTTCCATTAAATGGTTTCTTCCAGTGGTACGTCATTGTTGCAAGGGCAAGTGAACCGTGCGGGTTGCGCCCGCATTTTTGGATTGTGCGCAATGGAATTTGGGGATGTCTGTGCACTACTTAGTTTGAGGGTAAAAAATGTCTAAAGTTTTATTGAGAGAATATTATGAATTGTGTCCTGGAGGCGTTTGCCAAGATCTCCTAACCGAGGAAGAGAAGAAGCAAGTCGCCGAGGGTATGGTTATTATGACGGGTATCTTGCAAAAGGCCAATACCAGGAATGGCAATGGCAGAGTATACCCAGAAGGCGTTCTCCGCCGAGAGATAGATAACTATCAAAAATGTATAAAGGATAATAGAGCACTGGGGGAATTAGACCATCCAGAAGATAGCGTCATTAATCTCAAGAACGCCTCTCACATAGTAACACACACTTGGTGGGATGGCGACACCGTGCTGGGTAAAGTAAAGATACTTGATACTCCTAGTGGAAAAATACTTCAGGCACTTATTAAGAATGGTGTTAAGCTGGGTATATCATCGCGAGGACTCGGCAGCGTCAGAGAAAGCAATGGCGACACTATTGTTGAAGATGACTTTCAACTAATCTGTTTTGATTTTGTTTCTGAACCATCTACGCCAAACGCATATATGGCGACAAGAGTTATGGAAGGAAGCGGAAACACTTTCTCAAAAGCGGATAGAATAAACCGACTACTAAACGATATAACGAGGAAATAACAATGAAGATAACAAAAGGCGAATTGAAATACGTCATTAAAGAAGTGATACAAGAATACTACGATGATGATCTAGACAGGCCGTTTGATTCCAAACTAGAAGAATTCAACAAACTTATGCACGAGTTAGCAACCGAAGTTGCTGTTTATTATAAATCTCGGGGTGCCCCCCGAGGGGCGAGTCGCGAAGAGATTCTGCAAGTGATAGGCGCCGCTACTGATATTTTCAGAGAAGGATCGCCAGACGGGATGGATCTAGAGGATGTTATGCTCGATGTGTATGATGACAATCAGGGCGAAGGTCCAGAACTTAATATGGCGGATAGGTTTGCAAAGAAGGGCAAGAGAGACTTCGGCGCAATGCAAGAAGAAAAGGAATAGCAATGAAAAAGAGCGAACTAAAAGAAATTGTAAAAGAGGTGGTTGATGAATGGAACACCGAAGAGGTGCATCCCGAGGGATTGGCGACATACACTTATACTGGTTTGCAAAATGATTTAGTTAGAAAGTGTGGTGATTTATTGGAACGAGCGCAGCAAGGCAGATTCACCGGAATCGGCACCGACCAACTTAAGGTTTTAGCAAATATGTGGGTCGCCATGTCTGAGAAGCAAAGAGAAATGGAAGAAAGGTGATATATGAAAAAGAGTGAACTAAAAGAAATGATAAAACCAATAGTTCAAGAATGTATACAAGAGAGTGTTCAACAGATACTTCTTGAAAGCGGACTTTTGTCGTCTGTGATATCAGAAGTTGTGAAAGGATTAGATAGGCCCGCGATGGTGACGGAAAGCAAAGTAGCGCCTCCACCCCAAAAGCGATCCGCTCCCAAGAAAGATAAAGAGATTTCTAACAAACTCGTAGAAACGAGAGAGAAACTAATGAGTGCCATCGGCAAAGATTCTTATGGCGGCGTCAATGTATTCGAGGGTGTTAAACCAATGATGGCGGATGCTGGTTCCGGAGCGAGCGCAAATCCCCTAAAAGATACAGACCCGAGTGATTCTGGGATTGACATTAGTTCCATTGCGAATGCGAACTGGTCAAAACTAATATAGGAGAATGAAATGACTGTTGTGATAAATGATAGAGGTGGAGATCCGGAGAAGTTGGTGCAGAGATTTATCAAGAAGGTAAAGAAAGCGGGCATAATTGAGGAAGTTATCGGCAGGAGGTATTATGTAAAGCCCTCCACCAAGAAGAGGTTAGCGAAGAAAAGACAGATCGCTGAACATAAAAAGCGAAAAGCAAAAGAAAAAGGCACCATTTAGTAATGGAAAAGACTATTTATTTTTGGAGTAAAATATTATGAGCACACCAGTAACCTATAGAAACGGCATCGGCAACCAGGCAGCATATGCGGTATCGGGAATTCCCTTTGTAACTGGCGCAACGCTCGCGGCCAGCGAAGAAGACGGAATATCTTTCCCCTTTGTCACAAAAGCGGTGACAGTCATCAATACCGGAGCAGCTGCTATGAGGGTTCACTATAACGCTTCTGGTTCTGGCAATGTTGTTGATGGATTTCATTTCATCACCCTAGAACCCGCCGGCGCCACTCTGCCATTGAGTCGGTTTACTTTTAATGCTAAGTGTAAAGAAATTTTTGTATCAAGCGTGGCGGGCACCACATATGAGATATTCGCGGAACTAACCACAGTATCGACAGATCAAATGTATGTCTTAACTGGTTCAGGTCTGACTGAATAAAGGGGGGGCGATTATGACCCTCTTCAGTGCTAGCGGCAGAGCATCCTTGAAAATAGTAAATGCCAACATCATCGTAGTGAAATAATGTTTAGTTTCCCCTTTTGTAAACTATTTATGAAAGTATATAACTCAGGAAATATTTCATAATGGTCAAAAAAGGTATAGCAGTATATAAGAGCGGTAGTGCTACTGATGTAACCTTCCGATTTTTAGAGGACGGATCCTCCAGACAAGGGTTCGGATACACCTCCTCTCTCCACCAAATAACTGGTGCCTTAGACCTAACTGGCACCCTAAGACTTGATATTTCTGGCACCGCTGACGGGTATATGTTGGTGTCTGATGCTGATGGAAATGCATCCTGGAGATTCAGCGCTAGCTCGTCACAATTGCCAGGTGGCGACGACTACCAAGTACAATATAATCTCAATAATGACTTTACCGCTAGCGCAGATTTAGAGTTCAGCGCCAGTAGCACTTATAGCACTTTGCGCGTAACGGGAAGTACCGAACTCTTTGGTCCCGCCAACTACTCTTGGACACAGAAGCACCCAACTACTCGCCCAACGGCAGTAATTGATATTGCCAATGCATACGATCCAGACAGAGAAGTCATTGTTGCATTTGGTGGTGCCACATCCGCAGGCGTTGCTCAGTCTCAAACTTGGGAATGGGATGGACAACAGTGGAATCAGAAATTCCCTGCCACATCTCCTTCTGCCCGTCGTGGACTTCTACAGTCTATGGTGTACGATCCAGATAGAAAAGTTTTTGTTCTTTTCGGCGGTAATACGGGCGGCACTTCTTTTGCCGAGACTTGGGAATATGATGGAACAACCTGGACACAGATAGTAACCGCCACTACTCCATCTTCTAGAACACTAGCTTCTTTGGTGTATGACAAGGTACAAAAGAAAGTTATTATGTTTGGTGGAGCAACCTTTGGTCCCACAACACCAAACAATGAAACTTGGGAATACGACGGCACGGATTGGACACTCCTATCTCCTGCCACTTCTCCTGCTGCCCGTTTCGGCGCCGGGATGGCATACGACGAGAGCAGAAACATAACTGTCTTGGCAGGAGGCACTACCACTTCCGGAGCAACACAAGAGACTTGGGAATATAACGGGACAACTTGGACACAGATCCTTCCAAGCACTTTGCCTGTGCTGGGCATCGGAGACATAGCATTTACATACGACCCGCTACAAAAGACTGTAATTCTATATGGGGCAAATAGTTCTGTACAGCTTCTGAAATACGACGGAGCAGTCTGGACAGACATAACTGCCGAGGTAGGCACACCTACTCCTGCCGGTGCATCATCGCAAATAGTCCGAAATATAACAGAGTACGATGTAGGACGACAGGAACTGTTCGTTTACGGCGGTCTTGGGTATGAAATTCCCACACAGACCACACTTACGGGTTCTTGGGTTTTAAAGCAAGCAGATGTGCTAACGGCAGCAGAGAGAAAATCATACTTCTTAGAAGACAAAGATTCCAAAGGACAGTTCACATACGCCCTAGGCGTCGTCAACATCTCTGGGTCGTCAAATGCCCTGCGAGTGGACACCAACCTAAGCAAGAAAGCATTATATGTCTCAGGCGACTCTGTGGACATCTCAGGGTCAACACGGATGGGAACACTATCCGGGCACTCACATCAAGTTACGGGTGCCCTACAAGTAACCGGCACACTGAAACTAGATATCTCCGGATCTCTCATAAGTGGGTATGTACTAACAACTGATACTGCGGGTAATGCTTCTTGGCAACCAAATACTACATCATCCTTTGCCGCATATGCCGCAGAAGCAGGAAAAGTAACTAATGCTCTCAGCGACGGCACCGGAATCACGGCATTTACTTACGATGGATCTTCTGTTGAGACTGTATCGATTGATGAGAGCATCGTTGTTACACTAACAGGATCACAAACATTAACCAACAAAATCATTTCCGGCACATTCAGTGGTTCCCACACCGGCTCATTCACTGGGTCATTCGCCGGCGATGGTGCTGGACTAACAGGCATAACTGCTGAGTGGGATGGAACACATGTTGGCGATGCACAGATAACAGGCACTTTATATGTGACGGAAGGTGTCGAGGCACAATCATTTACTGGTTCTTTGCTTGGCGACATTGTTGGAGACTTAACCGGAAATGTTTTAGGAACATCTTCCTTCTCCGATGAAGCAGCGAAAGTATCAAGTGAACTTACTGATGGCACAGGAATAACAGACTTTACATATGACGGTAGCTCTCCGGCAACTGTATCAATTGACGAAAGTATTGTTGTAACCTTAACAGGATCACAAACTCTAACTAACAAGATTATATCTGGAACCTTCTCAGGATCACATACTGGCTCTTTTACGGGTTCTTTTATCGGAGATGGTTCGGGACTAACAGGACTAACAGGCAGCGTTTCAGCGGCGCTCACGGGTGCATTTGGGGTTGTTCCTTTTTCTTATGATGGATCTTCTACTGCCGAAGTTGCTATTGATGATACAATAATAGTAACCCTGACAGGATCACAAACTCTCACCAACAAAATAATAACAGGTTCTTTTAGTGGATCTCACACTGGGTCTTTTACTGGTTCATTCGCCGGAGATGGAAGTGGGCTGACTGGTATTACCGCCGAATGGGATGGCACTCATGTTGGTGATGCACAAATAACTGGCACCCTATATGTAACCGAAGGAGTGGAAGCACAATCTTTTACTGGATCCTTGCTCGGCGATGTCGTCGGAGATGTGACTGGTAATCTTTTAGGCACTGCATCTTTTGCGGATGAAGCAGCGAAAGTATCAAGTGCACTTACTGACGGCACTGGAATAACAAATTTTACATACGATGGTAGCTCTCCTGCCACTGTATCAATTGATCAGAGCATCGTCGTTACACTGACTGGTTCGCAGACACTTGAAGATAAAATCATCTCAGGTTCTTTTAGTGGATCTCATACTGGATCTTTTACTGGTTCGTTTATTGGAGACGGTTCAGGACTGACTGGCATAACCGCCTCTGTCATGCTGGAACCACTTACTGGTGCCTTTGGCATCGTTCCCTTTACTTATGACGGATCCTCCACAGCAGATGTTGCTGTTGACGACACGGTGATAGTAACTCTTACTGGATCCCAGACGCTCACAAACAAAATCATATCAGGTTCTTTTTCTGGTTCGCACACTGGTTCTTTTACGGGATCGTTCTTTGGAGACGGATCTGGACTGACTGGCATAACGGCATCTGTCATGTTGGAACCACTGACTGGGGCATTTGGTATCGTTCCCTTTACTTATGACGGATCATCTACTGCGGATATCGCTGTTGACGATACAGTGATTGTGACCTTGACTGGATCGCAAACCATCACTAACAAGATTATTTCGGGCACCTTCAGTGGATCCCATACTGGTTCTTTTACTGGTTCTTTTGCCGGTGATGGAAGTGGACTAACTGGAGTCACATCTATAGACACTCTTGACGATGTAACATCAAGAGGAAGCACAACCGCAAACAGCATTACTATAGGATCTTTCCTTTCAAATGGCGACAGTGTAATCTCAGGCAATTTAGATATAACTGACACCCTCACTGCGAGAGAGTTCCATACTCAAATAATTTCATCTTCCATCATCTACGATTCTGGATCAACTAAGTTTGGAGATTCAGCAGACGATTTCCACCAATTTACTGGCTCAATTGGTCTGGTAAGTGGCAACGTTGTGGCACCATCTTTCACTGGATCCTTTCTGGGAGACTTGGTTGGAACTGCCAGCGAAGCAGGTAAAGTAACAAATGCTCTGGTTGATGGTACTGGTATTTCTAACTTTACTTATGATGGAAGTTCTCTGGCAACGGTAGAGATAGACCAAAGTATTGTTGTAACACTAACTGGTTCACAAATACTTACGAACAAAACTGGTTCGTTCTCTGGTTCCTTCACAGGTTCGTTTCTTGGCGATGGGTCCGGACTGACTGGTGTAACTGCTTCCTTATCGGAACCATTGACCGGTGCATTTGGTATTGTGCCGTTCACATATGACGGATCCTCTACCGCTGATGTTGCTGTTGATGACACAGTGATAGTAACCCTGACAGGTGTACAGACTCTTACAAACAAAATTGTCTCAGGCACTTTCAGTGGTTCGCATACTGGATCCTTCACGGGTTCTTTTGCCGGCGACGGATCTGGATTGACGGGTGTCACTGCTGAATGGGATGGTACCCATGTCGGAGATGCACAAATAACTGGCACCCTATATGTGACAGAAGGAGTCGAGGCACAATCATTTACCGGATCTTTGTTGGGCGATGTCGTCGGCGATTTGACGGGCAATGTTCTTGGAAACCTAGTTGGCGACGTAACAGGAAACCTTCTTGGTAATGTTCTCGGCGATCTAACTGGTGATGTAACTGGCAATGTTCTAGGAAACTTGACTGGCGATGTAACAGGAAATGTTTTAGGCAATATCACCGGAGATCTAGTAGGCACCGCTTCTTTCGCAACTGAAGCTTCTAAGGTAACAAGTGCTCTTACTGCTTCTTACGGTATAGTTCCTTTTACTTATGATGGATCGTCACCAGAGCACGTTGAAGTTGACACCTCGCTGATAGTTACCCTGACTGGATCACAGACGCTAACTAACAAGGTTATCTCTGGCACATTCAGTGGATCACACACTGGATCATTTACTGGGTCTTTTATTGGAGACGGTTCAGGTCTAACAGGACTAACAGGAACTGTCTCTGCGCCTCTTACTGGCGCTTTTGGCATCGTTCCCTTCACTTATGATGGATCATCTACTGCTGACGTGGCTGTTGACGACACAGTGATAGTAACTCTTACCGGATCTCAGACTCTGACCAACAAGATTATTTCAGGAACTTTCAGTGGTTCGCATACTGGTTCTTTTACTGGTTCTTTTGCTGGCGACGGATCCGGACTAACTGGTATCACGGCAGAATGGGATGGTTCGCATACTGGCGACGCTAGCATTACTGGCACTCTTTATGTCACTGATGCCATTGAGGCACCTTCTTTTACTGGATCATTACTGGGCGACATAACAGGGGATGTAACTGGCAATGTGTTGGGCACCGCCTCCTTCGCAACTGAAGCAGCAAAAGTGTCAAATGCTCTTACTGCTTCTTACGGTATAGTTCCTTTTACTTATGATGGGTCATCTACTGCTCATGTCGAAGTTGACACATCGCTGATAGTTACCTTGACTGGCTCTCAGACACTCACAAACAAAATTATATCAGGTACCTTTAGTGGATCGCACACTGGTTCCTTTACAGGATCTTTCGCAGGAGATGGATCCGGACTGACTGGTATCACGGCAGAGTGGGATGGAACACACGTTGGCGACGCACAGATAACTGGCACTCTGTATGTAACTGAAGGCGTGGAAGCACAGTCATTTACTGGATCTTTGCTGGGCGATGTCGTCGGTGATTTGACAGGAAACGTATTAGGCGATCTGGTAGGTGATGTAACTGGTAATCTTCTTGGAACTGCATCTTTTGCAGATGAGGCCGCAAAAGTATCTAATGCCCTTACCGCTTCTTATGGCATCGTCCCCTTTACATATGACGGATCATCAACTGCTCATGTCGGAGTTGACACATCGCTGATAGTGACATTAACTGGATCACAGACATTAACCAATAAAATAATTTCAGGAACATTCAGCGGGTCTCATACCGGATCCTTTACAGGTTCATTTGCTGGGGATGGCTCTGGACTTACGGGGGTTACTGCCGCTGAAACAGACACTCTTGATGATGTAACAACTAGGGGTAATACTACAACTAACAATATTGTTGTGGGCGGCATAACATCAAGTGCCGGCGGAGTAATTACTGGATCTTTTATAATAACTGGATCCGCCGAAATAACAGGCACACTGGATGTGCTAGGAAACGTATCTGCTTCTGGGTTCTATGGCGATTTGTTTGGCACAGCGAGTGAGGCAAGCAGCGTAACAAATGCTTTATCTGATGGAACCGGTATAACAACTTTTACTTATGATGGATCCTCCACTGCAACAGTAGCGATAGACAGCACCGTTGTCACTCTAACTGGTGCTCAGACACTTACGAATAAGATAATCACCGGATCTTTCAGCGGCGATTTAGTTGGTGACGTAACAGGAAATGTGCTTGGCAATGTTGTCGGAGATATTACGGGAGACGTTACTGGAAATGTGCTTGGCAACTTAACTGGCGATGTAACTGGTAATGTATTGGGTAATATCACCGGAGATCTGGTAGGAACCGCTTCCTTCGCAACTGAGGCCGCAAAAGTATCTAATGCCCTTACTGCCTCTTATGGTATCGTGCCTTTCACATATGATGGATCGTCTACTGCACATGTCGGTGTTGACACATCGCTGATAGTGACTCTCACTGGATCTCAAACGCTTACGAATAAGATTATCTCAGGAACATTCAGTGGATCCCATACCGGATCTTTTACTGGTTCGTTTGCCGGCGACGGATCTGGATTGACTGGTGTGACAGCTGTTGCCACTCCGGGAGGTGTAGATCAAAACATCCAATTCAATTCTGGAAGTACCTTCTCTGGCTCTGACAATCTAAACTTTGATTATGGTACTAACACTTTAACACTTACCGGAACGCTGGAAGTATCAGGATCAGGAGCAGGAGCAGTGGAAATAACTGGCACACTAGATGTGCTAGGAAATGTATCTGCTTCTGGATTCTATGGTGACCTAATAGGAACTGCCTCTTTTGCTACCGAAGCAGGCAAAGTAACAAACGCCCTATCTGAAGGCACTGGCATCACATCTTTTACTTATGATGGATCATCAGTAGCAACTGTTTCAATAGATCAAGCTATTGTTGTTACTTTGACGGGATCTCAAACTCTTACCAACAAGATAATCACTGGATCGTTTAACGGCGATTTGGTTGGCGATGTAACAGGAAATCTTCTTGGTAATGTTGTTGGGGATATCACAGGAGACGTTACTGGTAATGTGCTTGGCAACTTAACTGGTGATGTCACTGGCAATGTTCTCGGCGATCTAACCGGTGATGTAACTGGTAATATGTTGGGCAATATCACCGGAGATCTGGTAGGAACCGCATCTTTTGCTACTGAGGCAGGAAAAGTATCCAACGCACTTACCGGTGGGACAGGAATTACTTCCTTTACTTATGATGGATCTTCCACCGCAACGGTGGAGATAGATAGCACGGTTGTTACTCTCACTGGAGTTCAGACACTTACCAACAAAACAATAACTGGTTCGTTTAGCGGTGATTTGGTTGGCGATGTCACAGGCAATGTGCTTGGTAACCTAACTGGCGATGTAACTGGCAACGTGCTTGGTGATGTGGTTGGAAACCTTACAGGTAACGTTCTAGGTAACTTGACTGGCGATGTAACTGGTAATGTTCTTGGTAACTTAACTGGCGATGTAACTGGTAATGTATTAGGTGACGTGGTAGGAAATCTTACAGGCAATGTTCTGGGGAATTTGATTGGCGATGTAACTGGCAACCTTCTTGGAACTGCTTCTTATGCTGACGAAGCAGGCAAAGTAACCAACGCTCTTACAGGTGGCCACGGCATTGAAGCATTTACTTACGACGGTTCAGCAACAGCAGAAGTAACACTTGCTTCTGGCACTGTCGCCCTAATAGACGACACTGGCAAATCGACCTTTTACACCACTTTGTCATCAGCTCTTGGGGTTTCTGTTGACGGCGAGACTATACATGTCTTCCCAGGAGAGTATCCCGAAAATAACCTTACTGTTCCTGTTGGTGTAACTGTTAGAGGCATTGGCGGATGGGCAGTAACACGAATTGGAACAACATCTTCTCTATCAAACATCATGACACTCAGTGATGACTCGTATATAGATAATCTGTCATTCAATGTTCCAACCGGGTCTAACTTGGCATCTGTCGTATATACTGGATCAGCAGGAAAGACATCCGGCATCAGTAACTTGACATTCTTTGGTGATGGTGCCTCTGGTCTTGGAGACGGAATTGTTATTGAACACTCTGGGTCTGGCAACAGCAGCAAGATGATAGGGTCGGAGATTAGGTTAGATCTCGGCGGTGTCAATAGTTTAGCAACAGTTCGAAGTGGGATAATGGCTTTTGAGTCTATCCATGTGCCAGCAAGTGCTGGGACAGTAAACAATGTTATACAGGCGATAGGAACAGGCAGAACCCAGATTATTTCACTCAATGTCGGTAACTCGAATGTTACGAATGCCATGTATATGAGCGGCACTTCAACAAACAATGTTTTTAATGTTAACTTGTTTAATTGCTTAAACGCATTTTATTTTGCCGAAGACGGCGTAGATTTTGACCTCGCGGGAGGCAAGGTGGAAGTGGCACAATTTACGGGTTTTGTGGACCCTGCGGTGACATTCACTACTGCCAGTTCCATCTCTTTGAACGGTGTTTTTGAACCAGCATTCTCATTCCCCCCTGCCGCCCTAGATGCTGATTTTGCGATGCAGTTCTACCAAAAGAATTCAACAACAAGGACAGCGGCATTGCGTGTTCTTGGTTCGGACCTAAGAGTCGGGTTTCCAGAGAAAGGCAACAGCACACTTATGGGTCAAGGTGGTCAGTATGGCGACAAGGTGACTTTTCTGTCAACTGATGATACCGCCACCACTGTCTCTGATGGTGGTAATTTCATCGACATCAGTACCGAAGCATCTTCACTAACAGGTTCTACATTTACATTTCAAACCGCCTCCGCTGGATCTACCATATTGATGTGTAGCAATCGATTTTCATCCACAAATCTAAGTTTGAAACATTACGGGTTTCAACACAAAACATCTGTCGGAGATATAAGCGGGTCTTATGCTTTCGATGTATGGAACGGAACGGCATGGGAAGAAACACCCGCCCAAGCAACCTCAGTCGTACACAGTCACCGATACGCGAACAATGTGTTTATGAGAAGCAATATAAAAGAAGACATTCAATACGGGGAAGCATCGACAGTTAGTGGAAGTTGGGTAGAAAAAACAATCAGAGGTATTGAGGGGTACTGGTCTAGAATAAGAATAGTTGCAACTGGTTCTACTGCCCCTGTGTCTCTTGAATACATCAATCTATCGCCACACATTGCCACCTTCAATGGCATCGGTCAAAGAAATGCAAACGGGTTGGCGATGTGGAGAGAAACTATCGCTGGAACAGGCAACATCTTTGGCGAGACGGGCGGAGTAATCAGTGCCAATCCCGCTATCGGTTCTGGCGGCGGAGTTACTGGGTGGAACCACAACATGAAGAACAGTCTACTGAACCAAACAGGAGATGCTATCTATACACAGTTCGCATTGCCAGGCGGTATATGTACCTCATACCCTTTGCGAGTAAATCTGATTTATAGTTTGTCAAATAATTCTACACAAACATCTCCCCCAACTGGAACGATGTCACTGTTAGCTCTTGAAGCCGCCGGGGTAGAAGTGGCAGACCCAGCTGGCGGCGAAGAACCAGTTTTACGATCTTTTAGTGCTACGGAAACATTCACCGCAAAGGCAGCATCAGCAATTGTGGCGAATCTCATCCCAGATGGAATAACACTCCCGGCAGCAAATCTAGACAGTAAGGTGATTAAAACTCACTTTGATTCATACGACATCAGTTCTTATTATGAGGATGATATAATAGCGATTAGGTTTGAACTTACTAATGATGGCACACCTAACCAAGATATTACTGTATGGGCAGTTGTAATCGAAGGTGTTAAATTTTCAGATGGTAAGGTAGTAGACCATGCTCATCATATTTAGAGCATAGAAGGAAGGAAGAAAGAAAATGGCAGGTGGATTTGTAGCATTATATACGCAAGACTTTACTACGACCAGTTCTATAACTGTAACACATAACCTCGACAGGGTGGTTTGTGCAGTAAGAGTGCTAATAGGGTTTGAAGTAAGGAACGACCTTGTTGAGAGTGTCATCCCATCAGCGGCAGATCCGCGAAATGTGATTATTGTCACCCTGAAAGCATCTAATAGTGGTGTAATGCAGATAATAGACTCTGATTATATTTGGGGTTCATTGCCGACACCAGAAGGTGCAGCAGCATTGGAGAACAATATAAGCGGATCTACTTTCAGCGGATCTTTCACTGGATCGTTCATCGGTGACGGAACAGCATTATCGATTACAGAAACCGATACATTAGATGATGTAACAGGCAGAGGTAACACCACAACAAACAGCATTACTGTTAATGGAATAACTTCTAATTCAAATATCATTTTAACTGGTGCTCTAGATGCAACAGGCGATATTGATAATGCAGGAACTTACAATGGAATACAACACTATACTAGTTCGGCAACAGATCCAACTGCACCAGCTCCGTCAGATGGGGACAGGTATTATAATACAGCACTAGATATGGAGATGAGATACGATAACACAAGAACAAAATGGTTATCAGTAGAATCTTCTGTGATGGAATTTGGTAGAAACGGAAATACTGGCGGCGGTTCATACTATAGAGGCCCTGGAAATCGAGCATATTCCTCCGCCTCTGGGCGTACTGCTGAATTTAATGGCACCATAGTTTCAGTTTCATATACGAGAACCGATACTGATTCTGCGACATTTGAAGTCACCGCGAATGGGACAGGAATAGCAACCCTTGCTTCGTCAGCAGCTACGGGTAAAGATATAACACTTAACGGAAACTTTACAGCAGATCAGATATTGGCAGTAAAAAACCAAACTGGATCGAATACAACTAGGAACGTTTTAGGGTGGATAAGGATTAAGTGGAGGGTATAATATGTCAACAGTCATTGTAGCAAAAAATCAAACAGGATCCCCGCTGACACTTGAGCAGCTGCCTGTTCCTTCCGGCAGTCTCCCCGCTTCCCCTGGTGAAGTCACTCTCACAGATTATGCATCAGAGATGGAAATCCAATCTGATAGTGAGTTACTGGCATACATCACTGCCGGCAACGTGATACTATCAGTTAATGGTGTAACTTTCACACAGTCAGGTTCAATAGCGGTTGGAGAAACATTTGTTTCGACGTTTCCTCTTTATGGCGACTTTTATGACTCTGGTACCACAGATGTTGGTACATCTCCTACGACACTAGCACTTGATACTGTGCGGCAGAATAGCGATGGATCATTTGGGGCGGCATTTGCCCTATCTGGCGACCAAGTTACTGTCCAGGCTAATGCTGGCGGTACTTATGTGGTTCGATATGATGTGACATTTGGAGAAACTGGCGGAGATAACAGGATCTGCGATCTATGGCTTGAATTAAACGGATCTGAGGTTCGCGCAACCCGCGCAGAGGTCGTATATTGGACTGAACATGGAGCGGAAAACAATGGCACTGCTGGTCGAAGTGCCATTATCACATTGGCACCCACGGATGTCCTTCGTGTTCGTGGCCAAGTAACGAGTGGAGCTGCCAATTATACTACTGTTGCAGGTGGGGTGGGATTGACCATATATGCTATCGGGTCTAACGGCATTATTGGTCCTGCGGGGAGCGACGGTGCTCAAGGTCCAGCGGGTTCTGGCACCACGATTACTGTTGAGGATGAAGGAGCCAACATTCCAAACACCCCACACAGCAATTTGAATTTTGTAGGTGCTGGAGTCACAGCAGCGGACGGAGGATCAGGAGTAGCAACTATAACTATCCCTGGTGGAGGAACGGCAAACATCGCTCAGTATAGACAAACGGGAAACCTAACCATCGCCACAAGTGCGACAACGGTGGTTCTCAATGCGAACGACTTTGAAGACTCTAATTATACTCGTTCGGGCGAGAACATTACCATTGACACCGCAGGTATTTATCGGATAAGTTATAGTATTTTCTTCGACACCACTGCGAACGCCCGTAGAACTTGTGATGGCTGGGTCGAGCAGAATACTACCGAAATAGTTCCATCCCGTGCCAGTGGTTATACTCGTAATAATACTGATGACACTGCTAGTTTATCTGCCACATTCTTAGTTCAACTTGCCGCCACTGATGTTATTCGCCTTCGCTGCCAATCTACAGGCACGAGCGGTACAGCACAAGGTGTAGGCAATAGAATGTGGATTACACTTGAATTTGTGAGGGCTCCATAATGGCTACTAAAATGTTATTTCTTTGTTCGTGTGGAGAATCGTTTGAAATTGACGATTCTACTGGAATGACGGATCATATCGATGCTAATACCACCCATACTGTCTCAGAGGAGTATGTTCATGCTTCTGTTATCGCCTCTGCTTCTGGTAGCCAGTAGTAAGAGTGATTAGTTTTGGGCACGATTACAGATAATAGGTAATAAACATAGATTTTAGTGAAGTTTGTTACTATTTACTGGGAGAAAGATCTTTTTATTTTCTAGGGAGAAGAATATGTCTAATAAAATGCTAGAACAAGCAATCATTGACGCTAATGCGCTAAAAGAAGTTGCGCTTAAGAATGCCGAAGCAACAGTCGTCGAGAAATACTCTCGGCAAATTAAAGAGGCAGTTGATAATATGCTGGAGCAAGATGAAGAAGAACTCGATCTGGGCGCCCCAATTGGTGGCGAAGAAGAAGTAGCGATTGGACCAGATGTCGGGGATCAAATACCGCTGGCAGCTACTGATGGCGAAAAACTATGCCCGTGCCCAGAGGAAGAAGAAGCAATTGAGATTGATTTTGATGATTTGCAAAACTTGATGGGTGCCCCCGCAGAAGAACCAACACCAGAAGAGGTTCTCCCACCAGCACTGGAAGAAGAAATCACCCTAGAAGAAGACGAAGATGAAGTGATGTTCGAGTTGGATGATATTGTGGGAGAAGCAGATAACATGGGAATGCCCGAAGATGCAGAGTCTGAAGAGGCGAAACAGACCGCTGCCGCATCACTCGAAGAAGATTCCGGCGAGAAGGAAGCAGAGCATATCGCCCTTCGGGAATCCAAGAAGAAGGCGTTACGAGATAATGCTACATTATCAAAGAAAAACTCCAAAGTTCTTGCAGAAAACAAGAACCTCATCTCAGAAAATACGACTTTAAAAGAAAACCAGAATAAACTCCTTGGAGAAAACAAGGGATTTAGAACACTTCTGGAAAAACTTTCACACACATTAGAGAGTGTAAATCTTTCTAATGCGAAATTAATTTATACGAATCAAATTCTAGGTAGCAACTCCTTGAATGAGCGACAAAAGATGAAAATTGTCGAGTCTATTAATGATGCTGATTCTGTTGAAACGGCGAAAGCGGTATTTGAAACCCTTCAAAGCGCAGTGGGATCATCATCTGATGACGGTCCAAAATCACTAAGCGAAGTAGTATCAAATAATCGCGCTACAATGTTTAAACGAACAGAAAAAAAACAAAGCAAGACAGATTCCTATTCTAATAGGATGAAGAAACTTGCAGGCATTTAGCTTATCATTTAAGGAGGAAAAACAATATGTCTATTTTAGAAAAACTAACAGAAGGCATCGTTGAAAGGGATCTTCAAAGGGAAAGTCATTCTCTCGTTGAGAAATGGGAAAAGACTGGACTTTTAGAGGGACTTGGAAACGAGGCCAAAAAGAACACCATGGCGTGTTTACTAGAAAACCAAGCGAAGGAACTTCTTCGCGAATCATCCAGCATGTCAGCTGGTGATGTTGAAGGATTTGCAGCGGTTGCATTTCCAATTGTGCGACGTGTGTTCGCAGGATTGATTGCCAATGATTTGGTATCAGTCCAACCGATGAGTCTACCTAGTGGTCTTATCTTCTTCTTGGACTTTACCAAGGATCGAGCACGATTAGGCGACGAGCTCGGCGACTCAGTATATGGTGGTGGCGCAGTCGCTAACCAGATTACTGGTGGCGTATCTCTTGTTGACGGTGATATTTCGAAATCATTCTACAACTTGAATAACGGTTACTCATCTCCAACGGGAAGTGGCAATGTCAATGTTACTGACCTCTTATCGGGTACTGTCGGCGGACCAGATGCCGTAGACAAGGCACTTGAGGAGATTCTACGTTATGATCCCGATATCGCTTCTGGGACGGCAGCATATGTCGGAACAGTGCCTATCACCGATATGGATCAGCTTAACTTGGATGATCTTATTACTGTCACTGTCACCCCCGGATTAGGCCGCCAAGCTCGACGATTGACTCAATTGAGTGGTACCGCAGGTACTGACTTGCTTATTGTTATCGCTGCTTCGGGTAGTGAAACTCCGGATGAATTGAATCCGGCAGGTGGAGTTGCGGCTCATGCAGCGTCTTGGGCAATTGTTGATGATTTCACCACGGGCGGAGCAATCGGCTCAGTTGTGGGTCGGCAAGATTGGGGATTGGAAGACAATGTTAATATTCCAGAAATCGACATCAAGGTTGATAGTGTTGCAGTGACAGCACAAACTAAGAAGTTGAAAGCGAAGTGGACTCCAGAATTGGGTCAAGATTTGAATGCATATCACAATCTTGATGCTGAAGTGGAACTAACGAGCATTCTTTCTGAGCAAATCGCTCTTGAGATTGACCAAGAAATCTTGGAAGATCTTCTCAAGGGAGCGACTGCTGGTACGCAATACTGGTCACGACGACCTGGAAAGTTTCTCAACAAGTCAACTGGACAACCAATTAGCACATCTGCCAATGAGGCGCTTTTAGGAGCGGATTTCACGGGTACTGTGTCTGAATGGTATGAGACACTGTTGGAGACTATCAATGATGTTTCCGCTCAAATCCATCGCAAAACGTTGCGAGGTGGAGCGAACTTCTTGGTTTGCGGACCTGAAGTTTCTAACCTTCTTGAGTTTACTGCTGGTTTTAAAGCAACCGTAACCCACGATGATGATCGAGGAACAACGGGTGCTGTGAATGTCGGTAGTCTTTCCAAGAAATGGGATGTCTATGTAGACCCCTATTTCCCACGAAATGTTGTTCTGGTTGGACGTAAAGGAAACTCATTCCTCGAAAGTGGATATGTGTATGCTCCTTATGTGCCCCTCCAAACGACACCAACTATCTTCGGTACTGAAGACTTCGTGCCTCGCAAAGGCGTGATGACTCGGTATGCCAAGAAGATGGTGCGACCGGACATGTACGGACTTGTTGTTGTGACTGATCTTCTTGGCTAAGATTAGCGAGACAACATAAAAAAGATAAGAGCCTCTTCGGAGGCTCTTTTCTTTTGTCCCCTGACTATTTATAGGTGTAATCCTTGGGAGGAAATAATGTGGCAGTCCCTACTCTATCACCATCTTCAACTGTAAGTGCTATTGTACTACCATCAACCGGCGTAAAGGCGGATGTTACCGGATCGCTTCCATTCGGCGTATATACCAATGCTGATTTCATTTCAGGCGCAGTAGACCAAGTGGCATTCACTTATCGGAGACTCGGTGGCGACGTACTCGATATTGAACTTACTGCGAACAACGTATACGCTGCCTATGAAGAGGCGGTTTTAGAATATTCCTATATAGTCAATATCCACCAATCAAAGAATACTCTATCCAACCTGATGGGTCAAACAACCGGCACCTTCGACAGCGACGGAGAACTACAGGCAGGAGATCTCCTCAATCAATTGAGCGGTACGGGAGCAGAGTTAAGATATCCGCGTTTTGATTTGGGATATGCTAACGCACTCGCTTCGGCCGCCTCCGAGAAGGCGCAGGTAGGCGGCAACGCGACTTTCTATTCTGCCTCCATAGATATAGTGGATGGTGTCCAAGATTACGACCTACAGTCTATCATCTCGTCTAGTGCTGCCGCCGGCGGAGTACCTTATGAGAACTTAGATGTGGGTAAGAAGGCGAATATCCAAAAGGTGTTTTATAAATCTCCACGTTCTTTCTGGAGGTTCTTCGGATACTATGGCGGCATAAACACAATAGGGAATCTCGGCACTTATGGGCAATATTCCGACGACAGCACTTGGCAAGTAGTTCCTGTATGGCAAAACAAACTCCAAGCGATGGCATACGAGGATATGCTCAGTACACGAACCTCTCACTACTCTTATGAGATAAGAAACAACAAAATTAGATTATACCCTGTGCCTGGTACAGATTGGGTAACAAAGGTTTGGTTTGAATTTACAATAGATACAGATCCTCTCTTTGATGATGCAGGTCTTGATACGGGTGCTTCAGGCATCAACAACATGAACACCCTCCCGTTCGCCAACATTCCATACAACAACATCAACTCAATAGGGAAGCAGTGGATCCGAAGATTTGCTCTCTCTCTTTGTAAGGAAATGCTAGGACTCATAAGGAACAAGTTTACGACAATACCAATCCCAGGCGAGTCTGTTACGCTAAACGGCGACGCACTCTTGTCGCAAGCGAAGGAAGAGCAGGCCGCGTTGAGAGATGAACTGAAGACAGTCCTAGATGATATGACTTACGATAAGTTGATTGCCACTGACGCAGAGATGATGGAAAACACTGAGAATCTACAGGCAAAAATTCCAATGATAATTTTTACAGGATAGAGGGCATAGGCAGTGGCAGAAGATATTACTTGGAAACAACCAACCAACCCACCTCCCCCCATGTTCCTCGGCGCAGCAGAAAGGAACTTGGTCAAGCAGGTTAATGACGAACTCATTGAGCGCGTCATTGGGCAGGGGATTATTTATTACCCTGTGAGCATGAAGCACACAAACTATCACCCACTATATGGCGAGGCGATTCATAAGAATTTCCTATCCCCCATAAAAGTAAATGCCTTGATCTCGTGGGAGGGAAGCACGACAAACACTACAAATCTCGGCATTGATAGGAGATCGAGTATCACCATTAATTTTCATAAAAGAAGACTGACGGAAGATCAGGATTTACAGGTTCAGGAAGGCGATTTTGTCCTATATGGCAATCTGTTTTATGAGATAGTAACACTATCCCAACCCCGAGAACTATTTGGTCAGGTGGAGCATAAGATGGAGATAGCGGCAAAGTGTATTCGCGCTAGGGATGGGGTGTTTGAGGAATCAACACTCCCACAGGTTTCAATAGATAAATTTAAATTGGCACAAGAAAAGATTGTCAACATTGAGGTTCTTACGATACCAGATGATTGCAAGATATGTGTGCCAACCCTTTCTGCGGCAGAAGTCGATTCTCTGAACTACAGGACTTTGGAAGAGTTTGTGGCAGAACCATGCAAATACAACGGATATCAGTTCTACCTTTCGGATGCAGGGCCATCTCCAGTCGGTCCATTTATTATTTCTAATAAGTGGTACTTTAACGAAGATTGCACATGGTATCCAAGTCCATTTTATAAGATCTAGGGAGATGATATATGCCTGACAACAACGAGAATGAAAAAGTTACAATTTTAGAACCGTCAAACCTGGAGACGATAGATACGGCAGTTTTTAACTGGGTGAATGAGGGGGTGAATGTCTTCTCCAACACTAATCGCGGGTGGATGAAAATACCAGTGATTTGGGTGACAGGAGAAAGAGCCCATCAGTCGAAGTCGGATAAGAATTTGCGAGATAAAGAAGGCGCACTTATCTTTCCCATAATAACAGTAGAGAGGACGAGCGTTGAGAAAGATTTGTCATTCAAAGGATCGCTTCAGGCGAATGTGTTTCCAGTCAACGATTACCGTGGAGGTTCAATCCCTCTCACCAACGTGATCAACCAAAATAAGACAAAGAATTTTCAGAATGCAGATGCCAAAAAGACATATGGTCAGTTAAATTTCAAAGTGAGTCCGAAGAATGACAAGATTGTATACACTCACAAATCCATCCCTATTCCGGTATATGTGACTGCCATGTATAAGATTGTTTTGAGAGGCGAATACCAGCAACAGATTAACGAAATGAGCCAGCCATTTATGGTAGCGACAGGTGGAATTAATAGTTTTATTTTGCGCCAAAATGGCCATCGATATGAAGCATTCCTTCAGTCCTCCTATTCCCAAGAGAATAATATTGCTGACCTCGCCGAGGAAGAGAGGATATATCAAACATCGATTGAAGTGAAGGTACTCGGAAACCTAATTGGATCCGGCAATAACCAGGAGAAACCTCACATCGTCGAGAGAGAAAACGCTGTAGAGTTTAAGTTCTCTAGGGAAAGGGTAATAATGGGAGATGACCCAACCCACCCAGATAACTGGGGTAAGTATAGAGAATAAAAAAGAGCATTTTGAAATTCTAAAAACTATTTACATCAGGAAAAGAAGCGCCTAAAAAACACAATGTATATTTTATAATAAGAGGAGAACAGAAAACCATGACGGCACAGAAATTTAAATTTGTATCCCCTGGAGTTTTTGTTGACGAAATTGACAACTCACAACTGCCAGAACTACCAAACGCTGTAGGACCAGTAATTATCACTAGAGCGGAAAAGGGACCATCAATGGTGCCGGTTCAAGTTAGTTCGATGGCGGATTTTGTTGAGACTTTTGGTAATCCTATTTATGGCGCAGGAAGCAGCGATGTCTGGAGAAGCGGACCCAATGTCTCCGCACCAGCATACGGAACGTATGCCGCACAAGCTTATTTGAGAAATAGAAGTCCTGCTACGATTGTTAAGTTGGCAGGTATCGAAGATGCAAACCCGACGCTAAACGGCGGAGCAGGATGGGCAACGAACACATCCGAAATGAACGCTGGTTTCGCCAACGGAGGCGCATATGGATTGTTCCTTGTAGAATCCGGGTCAAACCTGGAAGAGTCTCCCACGGGATCCCTGGCAGCAATCTTTTATTGCTCCCAAGGTTCTGTAGAACTGACAGGAACATTGATGGACGGTACCACTACCGCCAGCGGAACCGCAGGGGTATTCTTATCGGATGCCACACCACATCAATATACCGCACTTGTGAAAAACTCGTCAGGAACAGATACCAATAAGGTTGTGTTCAACTTCGACGAAAATAGCAAACTTTATATTAGAAACGTTTTCAACACTAATCCGACTTTGGTTAACACTTTTGCCGGCGACAATCAGAAGACTTACTTCCTCGGCGAAACTTTCGATAGAAACATCGCCGACAAACTAAATACCGCTTCCTCTTCTTTGGGTGTTATCTTGGGACTGAAGGATGATGTTGGTAGCATATCGGCACAGCAAAACATCCAAGACATGCAACTTAGCAATGCATCTACTGGGTGGTTTTTCTCGCAAGATTTAGGAGCGGCGTCTCTCTATAATGCTTTGAATATGCAGAACCTCTTCAAGTTTGAAGCGATTTCAGGCGGAGACTGGGCACAAGCAAATCTTAAGATTTCTATTACGAGTATTAAGGCATCCCCGAACTCAGATCAACCATACGGAACATTCTCAGTTCAGATTAGGAGAATAAATGATGCCGACGCAAGGGTTTCACCAGTTGAAACTTATAGCGATGTAAATTTGAACCCCAACTCGCCTGACTATATCGCTCGGAGGATCGGCGATTCCTATCGAGAGTGGGATGACACAAATAAACGATATCAAAAATATGGAGATTATGTAAATCAATCGCGATACATAAGGGTTATTGTGGATTCTTCTGTCGGCGCAGGCGCCGCAGATCCGAAGTTCCTTCCTTATGGGGTTTACGGACCAACGCGGTTTGATTCGTTCCAAATAATCAGCGGATCGACCGTTGACCCAGATACATACGTTACTGACGACATTGTAGATTCAATGGGAGGTTCCGAGTTTGTAAGAACCGAACTTCCCATCACCGCTTCGTTTGAATTCCCAGAGTTACCTCTGCGAGCGAACAGCAACGATGCTACCTTGATTAATCAAAAAGATGCATACTTCGGTGTTGTAACAAACATTGCTAACAGCAGCAGACTACAAAGGGATATCCCCGATTATGTCAAAAGAAAGCCAGACAATCTAGACAATCTAGGTGTCACTGGATCGCTTAACTATTCATGGGTTTTCAGTCTAGACGACATTTCTGGGTCGAGTACGACGGCAGAGGCGACCTACACTTCCGGATCGCGTGCCGAGGGCACATCTCTCACTGCGGTAGGGTATACATCTCCATCGGGTCTTGTTACCTCCGCTTCGTATGAGGCCGTACTGGCAGCGGGATTCAATAAATTTACTACAATGCTTAACGGCGGATTCGAAGGTCTGAATATCCTAGAAAGGGAGCCTTTCGCCAACCGAATACTGTCCGGTAAGACGGCGCAGTCGAGTTATGCCTTCGCATCAATCGAGCGAGCAATCAATGCGGTTGCTGACCCGGATGTTGTTGATTGCAACATTCTGACGGTTCCTGGCATTACCAACTCGACCATCACTGGAAAGATTTTGGAAACTGCCGCAAACCGAGGCGATGTCTTGGCGGTTATTGACCTCGCGGGTGGATACCAGCCAGAAACAGAATCAACAGAAAGCGCAGCGAACAGGGTTGGTAGCGTATCAGATACCATAAATCAACTGAACCAGCGAAATATTAACAACAGCTACGGGTGTGCTTATTATCCATGGGTTCAAATTAACGACACCATTACAACAGGAGGTTCCTTATGGGTGCCGCCTAGTGTGGTAGTGCTCGGAACTCTCGCCTCTAGCGAAGCGAAGAGTGAGTTGTGGTTCGCCCCCGCTGGGTTTACCAGAGGCGGACTGACTGAGGGCAGCGCTGGCGTGCCGGTGACTAACGTGCGACAGAGACTAACTTCTGACAACAGAGATGATCTCTACACGGCCAACATCAACCCCATCGCTCAATTCCCATCGGAAGGAATCGTGATTTTCGGACAGAAGACGCTTCAGGTGACGCAATCGGCACTCGATAGAATCAATGTTAGGCGAATGCTAATCTTTGTTAAGCGCGAAGTTTCTAGAATCGCTTCCAGATTGGTTTTCGACCAGAATGTACAATCAACCTGGAACAGATTCTTGGGGCAAGTTGATCCATTCCTCGCGAGCGTTAAGACTCGGTTGGGTCTGACTGATTATAAGGTTATTTTGGACGACACTACTACCACACCAGAATTGGTTGATCGGAATATCATGTATGCTAAGATTTATCTGAAGCCTGCTAAGGCTCTAGAGTTTATCGCTCTCGACTTCATTGTGACGAGATCTGGCGCATCTTTTGACGACTAAAAAAGAAATAGAAAACTACTTATAGTTACAAAACTGAGAACTGAGGAGAAAATAAAAAATGGCATTTTGGAGTGACGCAACAGTATCTGACCCGAAGAGACAACACCGCTGGCTTGTGAGTATTGGCGCACCGGAGTTATCGTCATACATTAGTTATGTGTGTAAGGGAGTTGCTAAACCAAAGATGACGATTGGCGAAGCAGAGCATAAGTTTATCAATCATACATTTTATTATCCTGGTGGGGTGACATACGACCCCATCACCCTCACTCTTGTAGACCCTGCGAACCCATCCTCAACGCAAGCACTATATGATCTGATTCAAGTTTCGGGGTATAGACTCCCAGACAACATCATTAACGCAAATCCAGGGGCATCCCCCAGCGGTCAGAATGCAGATGTTTCGACAATTAGCAAATCGAAGGGAGTCAAAGCGTTAACATCTGTTGTTATTACTCAGATGGACGGCGATGGCAACACAGTAGAGGAGATTACTCTGAAGAACGCCTGGATCAAGAGTGTTGACTTTGGTGGTGACTTGAACTATGAAAACGAAGGTCTTGTAGAGATCTCTCTCGAACTTAGATTCGACTGGTTTAATATGGTTACCCCATCAAACCTCCTTGGATATGATCCGCGTGGTGATAGTTGATTTATAGAGAGAAATAATGTTTAAATTTTCATCTAAGATGCCTTATAATGTAGAAGGAAATCTTAGGAAGATTTAGCGAGGTAAAAATGACAAAAAGAAATAACGAGCAGCGTCTCGGATTACCTTCGACTGGTGCGAAGGAATCTGCCGATGTTTCCGCTGCGATAGACCCACCTTCAGAAGGCGGAGGGTTATCCTTCGTATCCCCCACGCAAATGGTTGATTTGCCATCAGAGGGGAAATACTACCCACCAGCTCATCCGCTTCACAACGAAACATCAATTGAGATCAGGGAGATGACTGCGAGAGAAGAAGATATTTTGACATCACAGTCTTTAATACAGAAAGGTGTTGTCTTCGATAAGCTGTTACAGAATATTATTGTGGATGGCAGAATCAGTCACCAGCACCTTCTTGTTGGCGACAAGAGCGCCATCCTTGTTGCGGCGAGAATAAGTGCATATGGCGAATTGTACGAAACCAAGGCGACATGTCCTAACTGCTATGCAGAGCAAGATACATCGTTTGATCTCCGAGATGCCGACATCAAAGGACCGCCCAACTTAGCAGAGGTTACTGAGGAAGTGGGATCTCCCGTGCGAGATACCGGCAACGGCACCTTTGTTGTGACATTGCCAAAATCTCAATTGGATGCGGAGATAAAATTGATTAATGGCGATGATGAAAGAAGGATGTCCGCTTCTCGTAAGATGAGAAAAAAGAGAAAGCAGATAGACAATATGCTAACTAGCACCCTTAAGGCGTGTATTGTCTCGGTGTCTGGCACTGACGACAAGCAGGAAATTGAGAGATTCATTGAAAACATGCCAGCACAAGATTCCAGATTTATCAGGAAGGTAATGTTGCAAGTCACTCCAAATATTGATTTAACGCAAGAGTTCGTTTGCGAAGAGTGCGACCACGAGCAGGACATGGAGGTTCCTGTTACTACGGACTTTTTTTGGCCTGACGCATAAATACTCAGAGATGGTGTACGAGCAGATCTTTATCTTAAAGTATTATGGCGGGTGGAGCTTCATTGAAGCGTACAATTTGCCTGTAAAACTGCGAGAGTGGTTCGTCGAGAGATTGGCGAAGCAAATAAAAGACGAAGCAGAGGCATCAAAGAAATAATAGAAGGCACCCACGGGTGCCTTTTGTTGTTATAAAACTATTTACCTAGTGGAGGACTTTATTCTATGAATGACAACAAAGTGAACGAGACAGAAGACGGAGATCTGGTCCCAACAGTTATTGATTTTACCAAAATGAGAGATGAGAGTGGAGAGGTAAGCGAATCTTACCTTCTTTCTTTCGGGTTAGCGCTTCGTTGGATGATGCCTGCTTTGTTTAGGGGCGGATCAATGCCAATAAGCATCAGGGGAACCAAACCTCAAATAAAATCTTTTGCAAATGTGATGTCGAAAGAAAAGAGATATCTTGAATCCTGGAAGAGTAATGGATTGGACAGTCCTCATACATACAAAAACAAAGCAAAATTAAATTCAGCAATCGCAAAGTTTGAAAGAACCACTGGCGTAAAGTGGCCATTCAAGCAATAAGGGTAAGAAAGAAAAGTGGCAACAGAAGAGCAAAAACTACGCGCACTCGAAACGCGAATTAAAGAACTCCAGGAGAAGCAAGACGAGCTTAATGAGAGCAGTAGTGAATATTATGAGAAAATGCTGGATTTTGGAGAGAAGGCGCTATCTACAACCACAGACAAATACGAAATAGAGAAAGAGGCGGCAGAGAAAAAGCGAGAATCGCTGGATATAGATCGATCAATTATTGCGGAAACAAAGGAGAAGATAAGACTTGAGCAAGAAAGAAGCGGTATAAAGACGGAAGCGCAAGAATCGGAACTGGAAGCGCTAGAAAAACAAGATAAGGTTCTAAAGAAAAAATCTGAAATATTAAAAGAGCAAGAAAAGAGTCTTCACCACCAGAAAGAAATAGCAGAAAGTTCCACCAAAGCATTCGCCAATATTGCTAGCAAGATGATGATAACTCAGAACGAATCTGCCGCCGCCGCCAAGAACATGTTTGTGATGTGGAAGAATACTGTAAAGGCGGAAGGCAGAATAAAGGGGACTGCGAAAGCTCTTATGGCGGTTGGTGGTTCATTCCTTGACGTATTCAACCCATTAAACCTTATAACATCCGCGATGAAAATGATATTCACAGCGTCATTTGAATATATGATGCGTTCATCACAAGCGATGGCGGATTTTAGCAAGACAACTGGTGACGCTGGGATGATGGCGAAAGATCTTGGCGGCGCCATGAACTACGCCGCCGGCATTGATATCGAAGCAGTAGCTAGCGCAGGCGGCGCGCTGGCAGGTGCCTGGACTGGTATGGCGGATGCATCGGGATCTACCAGAAGTTCGGTGATTGGCATGACCGCAGAACTCGAAAGAATGGGGCAAAGCGGAAGCGATACTGGAAAATCTTTGAACTTCATGACAAGAGGAATGGGTATGTCGATGCCAGCAGCAGAGGATGCGATGAAGGGTCTAGCATCTAGTGCTATGGATCTCGGACAAACTCCAGGGCAGATAGGAGCAAATTTCCGTGCCATGGCAGGAACCCTCGCATTGTATGGTGGCAGAATTCTTGATAAGTTTACCGATATCGCAGCGATGGCCAAGGCTACCGGACTAGAGATGTCAGACATTGCGACCATTGGAGAAGGTTTTGATACTTTCGAGGGCGCCGCCACCAAAGTGGGGCAACTCAACGCTTTAGTGGGCGGACCAATGCTCGACAGCATGGAGATGCTCAGACTTCAATCCGAGGAAGGACCAGAGGCGGTCACCAAGGCGGTTATAGAGTCGTTGAAAGCGCAAGGCAAATCCTATGAGACAATGGGATACCAAGAGCGCAAAGCGATTTCAGAGACGCTCGGAATCTCTGGCGATAAGTTCGCCATGATGATGGGGTATCAAGACGAAGAAATGAAGAAGGCGGCGAAGAAAGCGAAGAAAGAGCAGGAACTACAGAAAAGATATCAAAAAATGCTAACCGCGACAGTGAGTTTGGCAGAACAAATCAAACTTGCATTGACGGCCGTCTTCGCGAATCCCCGTGTTCAAAAAGCAATGCTGGGATTCGTGAAATTGATCGTCGGCGGCGCCAAGGACGGGAAGGAAGGTTTTAAGAAAATGGGCGATATGCTCGCAGACTTCCTTGAGATGGCGCTTAAATTCGCTACGGAGTTTAAAGAACCAATTGTCTGGATGATCGAGAATTGGGATAAAGTTCTGATTGGGTGGTTTACTTTAAAAGGTATTTCCTTCGCAATCAGAACAAATATGATGGCAGCTGCCATGGGCGGTCCTGGATTATTTGGCAAAAGAGGTGGAAAAAGCGGCAGAGGCGCCGGACCAAGAAACACTCCCCAAAGAAAGGCATTGGCAAGAGAGAAGTTGGAGGAGCGGCGACAGGGCAAGATTAAAGAACCAATGCCAGGAAAGAAGGGGTTTTTTTCCAAGATAGGAGGACTATTCAAAGGCGGAGGCGGAAAACTCCTGAAAGGCGCCGGCAAGCTCTTGCTCAAAGGACTTACTGGTCCGCTTTTCGGCGGCCTCATCGCGCTGGTGATGAGAATCCCGCAGATATTTAGAGATATTACGGGTAAAGGCACATTTATGGAAAAGCTGAAAAAAGTGGGCATCCAGCTTGGTGCTGTCATAGTTGATGCATTTACCCTAGGGTTCGGGGGAGACTGGTTCGTGGGTCTGTTTAAGGAACAAGTCTCTAATAGTCCGATTGAACAAGGACCAATGCGACCTGTCGGGAAAAAGATTGGTACCGCTGTGAGACTTGGCATCGAAGAGGTTTCGCCACTGGGCACCGCAGTTGATGACATCAAGAACGACAGCACCTCTATGATATCAGCAGCATCCACCAACAAATCTAATATTGGAGCACAGATAGCGAGAGAGTTCGCAAAAGAAATGAAAAAGAATAACGAGCCAACGCAAATGGAAATTAAACTTACTTTCGATGATATTCTAGGTGTGTCATCACCAGTCCACAAAATGCTATATGACTCCATAAACAACACCCTAAAGAAAGCGACAGCGTAGGTTGTCTGCTATATTGATACAAGCAAAAAAAACCATTCCTTTCTAGTTATAGAATATAGAGAAGAGGAGATATTATTATGGCAAGTGTGATCGATGACGGTAATGGCACTGGTGGAGACACCACAACGACCACAACAAATAGAGGAACAGGGAAGGATTTCTATAAAGACCTCAATAGAGGAACAGATCTCTACAGGGAGTTATCTTACGGAGAAGATCCTGGATTTGAGGGCGGCGATGGTTTAGTCTTTAATGATCCAAGCACTGGTCTGGCAATAACAAAAGGTTATTTCATTGAGATACACCATATCATCTCTGGGAAAGATATATTTTTCAAAGCATTCCTGACAGATTTCAGCGACAACTTTACTACCAACTACAATAAAGAGCAGGTATTTGGTCGCCCCGATCCAATTCAAACTTACCAGAATACCGAGAGGGTTATGAATGTTGCATTTGATCTTGTTTCCACCAACATAAACGAAGCGAGACAGAACCTAATCAAAGCGAATAATCTTATCTCTATGATGTACCCGTCATATGATAGTGCCGGCACAGCGAACACCATCAAGTCCGGTCCTCTCTTCAAGGTCAAGATGGGAAACCTAATATGCAAACCAGGACTAACCGAGGCAGACGGCACCGCGCCAGCGTCCACCGCAGGTCTCTCGTGCACCATTGGCGGATTCAAATATGATCCGATTATAGATGATGGATTTTTTGATCCAGAGCCAGGAATATTCTATCCTCAGACAATAAAGATCGATCTTGAACTATCCATCCTTCACGAGGAAGCGTTGGGATTCCAAGATAATGTTCCCTTGACCAACAAAGAGGTCAACGCAACCACAAACGAAGTCACGAACAAACCATCATTCCCTTATGCGGGTGATCCAGCATTGTCGCTAAACGGTGGCACGGGCGATGTTCGCCAAGATCTCCCCAATACCATTACACAGGGGAATTCTGTTAGGGGCGGACCATTGGTCACTGACGCCAACAGGGATGGTATTAGGGCGGAATTGGTGGAGAATGGCAAGGTGACGGGGAATGTATATGTATATCAGGACGATGACGGAAATTCTCTCCGCGAACCTAGAGAAGGAGAGCGTCGGGGAATAAGAAGTATGGCGAGGTTAGAGCAGCGAGTTATGAGCGAAAGAGCGAGAGTTCAAGCGAACAAGATTTTATCCCCCAGAACTAGGAGTCAGATTGGGAGTGCCCTTGGGTCTCCCTATAAGACATATACTGACTTTATCACTGATGGATATTTTCCTGAATAGAGACAACACATGGAGCGTAACAACAGATGCCATCTAGATACGACAACAGAAAAACAGCAATAAACAATTCCGAAATGTACAAGAAGCAGTTCGAGAATAGGGGCGTTAAGTTTGTAAGGCAATATAAGACGGCCAACATATCTTATCCTACCCTGCAAGAGAGATCCTTCCTGGACAGCCCAACAAGAGTTTGGACGGTCGGAGACAGGTTCTATAAATTAGCAGATCAGTATTATGGAGACTCCACTTACTGGTGGATTATCGCTTGGTATAACCAGGCACCAACCGAATCACACATCAGGGTTGGAGACGTGATAGAGATCCCATTGCCATTCGACAGAGCAATGAGCATCTATGCCAGGAGGTCTGGATAAAATGACAGACCCAATCAGTCTCACCGTGGCCGCAGGTGAGCCCGAAGCGAAGCGAAGACAAGAAGCACTCGCCGAAAAAGAGCGTGTTCAAGAGATATACGAAGAGGCAGACAGAGTAGATCGGGAGAATACACTGGAGAAGGCGGCCGCCGCCTTCCAGGGACCGACCATCGCGGCCGGCGAGATACTCGACGCAGATTCTGAAAAAAAACTCAATAAACTCATCGCCAAGAAAACTGATGAGATACGTGGATTAGACAGCACCCAGCAGGTTTCGGCGGCACAGATAATAGCAAAAGATATCGTAGAAACTAACCAGTCTTATTTCAATACTGAACATACCACTCTTGAGAAAGATAAACTAATCCAGAGAATCTGGTTTGACATTTTGGCTGGACTCACTGATCGAGACGATACGCCCACGCTTCCCGAAAGGGGCAACTCTGGAAATAGCAGAAATAAGCAAAAACACGCCGCCGCCGGAGAACTAGAGCAAACAGAGCAGGCATATTTGCTTCAGAACATAGACAACATCAAGGTCGATCAACAGGCACCAGGACCAGACCAACTGCCAAGACTGATCGTGGTAAATACAGAAGGAAATCTGCTAAATAAACTGACATCAAGCAAGACACTAGGTTCTTTGATGGGCGCCTCTTCAAAAGATGTTTCTAGTTTGACTCCATTTATTAGGATCGCCAAAAGAGACAAGAACCCGGATGGAACTGAGCGAGTGAGAGAATTCAAATTCTCATCGCATAGTCCAGATTTGAGAACATATTTTGCCAAAGGCAGCGCCGCCGGCAGAGAGGTAGGTCTAAAGAGTTTTGATTTTGAGACAACTGGTCAGAACTTCTTCACCGCGACCAGGAGTCTAAAGGGGAGCATGGTTTTGTTTTTCAAGTCGTTCGCAGATTTGGACACTGGAGGCGACACTGCAAGCAACGAGGAAGAGATGCCTTGGACAGAATTGCTCTTTAACTATAACTTTGCTGCGCTGGATCCTCTTGATGACGCAGTTCCCCATGACTCAATCGATTCAGTGCTTGATGAACTTGAAGCTCAGGCACTCGCAAAGGACTCGCCAGATAGAAAAGCAGAGATATTCGTAGAGATAGGATATAACTATTCAACCAATGCACTTGCTAGCAACGCCGCCCTCCGCCAAGCAGTAGATAGCAGCAGAATTCTTCTTTCTATATACCCTATAACTACTGATTTTAATTTCCGTGAAGATGGTGCAGTGGAACTAACTATTACATTTACCGCTTCCGCAGAGACAAGTGGTGATACGGCCGCCGCGAATGTGCTCACCGTTGGATCCGGAGCGGAAGAACTTGCTAAGATCGATAATCTGAAAAAGAAAGTTACCATAGCGCAAGCAAACCTTAGCGATGAGGAAGGCGATGGCAGCGCAAAGACAAAACTTGAAAATAAACTGGAAGCAACAAAAGAAGCATACAACAAGAAACTAAAAGGTCAGAAATTATCAAATTATGCTAAGTTCATAAAATACGTGTATGATATTGGAAGGTTGTATAGTTTTACGATATCAAACGACCAATACCACAAGGGAATATTGCCGGATAAAAAATCCAATAAAGTAAAAGTCACTCAGGCAGCGATTAGCGCGCTGATTACTGAGGGCAAAACAAAAGCATTACAAGGAAAGGGGCTAGAGAAAAAAGAGCGAAAGCGTGGCCAACGCACCATAGCTTACTTCTATCTTGGGGATCTCATCAACTATTATGCGACGGCTCTGATCGATCCCGCAGACCTCGCAACCCATGGTGTGGATATATATAGTCCCAATCCACTCATTCCACAATCAAGAGAGGTTGTTGTTGGAGATTATGTATTTCATATATTTCCCAAAAAAGAACCGCCGATCAAAGGCGCCACACCGGAAGACATCGCGGAATTCAAAAGAGACGTTAAAGCAAGAAGAATCAACTTATCAAAACTCCCCATATCAGTAAGCATGTTTAACTCTTTTATGTATAAGCGCGTCATGAAGCACAGCAGTGATATTTTGACTTTTGATTCGTTTCTGAAATGGGCAGTTATGGAACTGATCGACAACGCCTTAGACTCATTTGTTGAGGGGCGCAAATGGAAAGCACTCAGGCAGGCGTTTTCAGAGAGGAGAGTGTCGGTATCGATGTCAACTGTTACAGGGAAAGCAGCAGGATTGCTCAACGAGCGCACGAACCCCCCTAAACGATTTCAATTCACTGGTGATGCCTTGACAGCGCTCGGCCCTGCCGTCCAAGGCGCCCTCGATCTTGATGGTGTCCCTGCTGAAGAAGCACACAAATTTGAAATCAGACCATCATCGATGGACGAGATTATACTGCATCAGGAGAATGATTACTTAGCTATTAAAGTCGAAGACGCCAGATCTTTTACCATTATACACGGTTCGAGAATTCCTGCTATCGGGAACGATGCAAATCCAGTTGGCGCCAACGAAGATGAAGATCAGGCAAAGGGGATATATCATCTAAGCCCTGGCCTAGACAGGGGCATCGTAAAGAATGTATCTTTTACGCAGCAGTCGAGCAGAATCAGAGAGATCAATTTACTAAAATCTCTAGATTCAGGGGCAAACCCAGGCGTGGGTATCTTGAAGATGCCGTATGACGCAGAGGTAAAGATCTTTGGTAATCCGACATTTTATCCGGGACAATTTGTGGTGATAAACCCTGCTGTTGTGGGGGTGGGCACCCTCGCTTCTCGCAACTCCATTGCTAACAAATTGGGTCTTGGTGGTCTGTATGCCATCATAAGCGTACAAACCAGACTTTCGTCGGGACTACTAGAGAGCACGCTGACATGCAAATGGAACAATTACAAACCCAAGGTTGACGAGGCGCCATTTGGCACAGGCACCAGTAGCGAAAATTATGTGGAAGAGCAATGAAATATAGTTTTGGATCAAACGAGCTACCTGCTAGTTCTTCTTACAACGAGAGGGATAGATATGCAAAGAATTATCCAAGAGGGTATTCTCAGCATGTCTCTGTGGACTACTGGTACGACAATATGCTTTTTGGCAGAATCGATCAGAACCAAGATGTCATCTATCCCGCCACGGATGCAATAAAAGTATTAGATGGTGATGGTCAGGTTAGCGCGATCAACTTTGTTGCAGATGCTTTTAATGCAATGCGAAATGATGTAAAAGAGAACATCAGGGTTGGCGCGATACCATCATCGGGGTTTGGCATTTTAGCGGGCGGACTGGAAGCGAAGAAGGGATGGCAAGATCCAAGACAAGATTACTTTTCTTTTATGAGAAATTTATATTCTCAGAGCCTTTTCCCGTTCCTCAAGAGACCAGAGATAAACAATGATATTCTAAATTTCTCAGACTTTGTGGATCAGTTTACATTGTTCATTGATCGTATTACTCTCTTGCAACCATATACGATGACGGATTATATTACGAGCAACCTAGGAACACCACTCTACAGCGGATGGGCAATTGAAATCAATGACTCGCTGGATCACGGGGAAGATATATCAAAGATTGCGCTCTATGTAAATGATCCGCAGTTCGAGACATATCGACAGATCGCAGCAAGTAACGGATTCAACCTAGACAAGAATGCGCCGTGGAGATTGGTGGCGATACCATATGCCCCGCAGATAAGCACCATGGTGGAGAGATACCTCCCTATTGAAACAGATACAGCGGAGAACATCCAAGTTCAAAATATCTACGATAGAGTAATCAAGGAACTCTATAACAAGTCTCACTTTTCCGACATCCCAGATCTTAAATTTTACTTGAAAGATTTTTATAATATCTTTGTGAAGCGCAAGCCCACCGTGCACGTTCCGCTGATAAAGGGAGAAAATCGAAAAAGAAGCTTGACAAGGGTTGTGAGGCGTGATATTATGACGGACGAGCAATATAAAGAAGAGTGGGAACCAGACAACGCCTTTTGGATACGCCTGTATGTGTATGTCAGAGCGAAAGAAACAAACCGAGATTGGAATCAGTACAAATTTGAGCAGGTGTCAACAAAAGCACTTCAGTTCTTTAAGTATTCCGGAGAAGAAGCGGCGCATAAGTTTATCAACAAGGAAGTTAGAAGACTGTGGGGCGAAGATAGAGCAATCGGAAAGTACCGCAGAGGGAATTTTAGATTTCAAAGAAAGTGAGGGTAGATTGTTTTATACAATCCTCGACTCAAAAGAAGAGTGCTTAGGATATTATTATGACGGTGGTATCCACGAGCAAAAACCAGACACCAGCAAACACTATATAACTTGGGACTACAAGCACCACCACCACCAGGACGGTGCTCAGTATCTGAATTTGTATTGTGGGGGGAAACCTATCTCTGCCTTTTGCCCGCCCCACTTGCAGAGAGAGTGGGAGATCTCCCAGGAGAAAAAGAAGGCATTCGGTAATGCTATTTCCAACAGCAAGGTAAAGATAGATGATGTCTGTATTTATGATCTCATTCCTTTGTGGTTTCTGAGGGAGAACTCTCAGCTGAGATGTGAGATACTCCAAGAGATACACAGTACAAGAGATAGACCAAAGTCGTATGATTTTATGCTCGAACTGGAAAAACTCTTTGGGGAGATATCGCAAAATCAACTTAGTGTTGATATTAGTGCGCTCCGTGATAAGAGGGGCCAGACTGCGGTTAGAAACTTTATCAAGAGGATAAAGGGAAAGACAACGATTAAATATAACCAGTTCGGCACCGTGACTGGAAGACTAACTGTGTCTAGCGATAGTTTTCCCATTATGAATGTGAATCATTCTTTTCGGAATATCCTAAAACCAAACAACGATCTTTTTGTGGAGTTTGATTATAACGCAGCAGAGTTGAGAACCCTTCTCGCCCTTTCGGAAAGAGAGCAACCACAAGAAGACATACACGAGTGGAATATTAAAAATGTTTTTAAACGACACATGACAAGGGAAGAGGCGAAGAAAAAGATATTCGCGGCGATATATAACCCGAACACAAAACAGGATTATTATCAAATAGACAAGGTGCTGGAAAAGCACTACGCCCAAGGTCAAGTCACTACTCCCTTTGGCAGAGAGATAGACTGTGACGACGGACACGCTCTAAACTATACACTTCAGAGCACCACCAGCGATTTGGTGCTGGAACAGACCATAAAGATAAACAAACTCCTGGAGGGCAAGAAATCAAAGATTGTGTTTTTGATTCACGACAGTTTTGTTGTCGATTTGGCACAGGAAGAGCGATCTCTGATTTTCGAAATCAAGGAAATTTTTTCTCAGAACAGATTTGGAGATTTTTTGGTCAATGTAAGTGCCGGTAGGGACTTTGGCAGCATGAAGGAGATTGCTATATGATTAACGTAATTGGACTCGGAAATGCGGGATGCGAGATAGCAGAGAGGTTTTCGCAATACCCTCAATACGAGGTATATAAGATAGACGTATCACTCAAGAAGCAGAAGAATTGTTTTTCTATGCCAAGCAGGAAAGCCGTAGAGGAATATGAAAGCAAGTTCCCGGCGAGGATACTAACATCTCTCAGAAAGATTCAGGGTGACATCTTGTTCATCGTTGGAGGAGGGGGAGAAGTATCATCAGCATCTCTTAGGATCTTAGAGGCGGTAAGCAAAAATAAGATAGAGGTGCTCTATGTAAAGCCGGATGAATCTATTGTCTCTGATGACGAAAGACTTCTCGATAAGATATCCTTTGGAGTGTTACAGCAATATGCTCGCTCGGGCCTTTTTGAGAGATTGTATCTTGTTTCTAATTCTGAGATCCAGAGAACAGTGGGAAATATCCCTATTAGCAAATATTACGATACCCTCAACGAGATCATTTCCTCTACGATCCATATGGTGAATGTATACAGAAACAGCAAGCCGACCATTTCAAGTTTTCCGAAGGAATCTGAGGTTTGCCGTATTTGTACCATAGGAATCGGGGAGATAGAAAAAATGACAGATCAGATGTATTTTTCTCTTGACAACACGAACGAAAAGAGGTATTATTTCGCTATCAACAAAAAGGAATTAGAAGAAAGCACCACTTTGCTAGCAAAGATCAAAACGAGGGCGAGGCAGAAGGATAATGACATAAAAGGAGGATTTGGAATATATCCGACAGAGTATAAGAAGAACTACATTTATATCGTCGAGCAGACGAAGATAATTCAAGGAGAAAATCATGGTTAAAGTTTTTACAGGAACTTTTCAGAAAAAGAATAATGATACAAGAAGCATGACATTTGTTAAACTAGAAGATCTGCCAAAGGATTTTTTAGGATCAAAAGTCAAGAACGAAAACTCAACACGCACCCTTCCAGAAGGACTGGAGTTGGTGTGGGATATTGACAGTGCCGGATTTCGCACCTTCAATTGGCAATCTGCCGTAGGCGATGTCAAGGTGGAAATCCTCAAGGGAAAAGAAAAAGACGATTTCGAAACAAAACACTTGACAGAGCAAAAGTGATCTGTTATAATAAGCAAATCAACAACGAAAAGGAGTCATAATATGGCTATTGATATGAAAAAGATGAAAGCGAAATATAGTAACCTCAAGAACCGTGCTGGTTCTGGTTCGAGTGGGTTTTGGAAACCCTCGGAGGGATCACAAACATTGCGTATTGTTCCCACTGAGGATGGAGATCCATTCAAGAGTTACTCTTTCCACTATGGAGTAGGAAAGGAAAACGGATTTTTATGCCCAAACAAGAATTTTGGGGATGATTGTCCTGTGTGCAGTTTCGTTCGCGGACTGTATCAGGAAGGTGATGAAGAAAGTAAGGCAATGGCACGCCAACTAGGTGCCAAGTCTCGGTTCTTTTCTCCGGTGCTGGTTCGCGGAGAAGAGGATGCGGGAGTCCGAGTTTGGGGATTTTCCAAGACGGTGTATGAAACCTTATTGAATCTGGTTTTGAATCCTGATTATGGCGACATAACGGATACTGAGACTGGTATTGATTTGGACATTCACTATGCGAAGCCACCAGGAGGTCAATTTCCTGTGACCAAGGTGACACCCAAGCGACGCTCTAGTGCCCTTTGTACTGATAAACTTACCGAGGAACAGTGCAAAGAGGTATTAAACAATGTGCCAGATTTTGAATCGCTCTTTGAGCGAAAGACGACATCTAATGTCCAAGGATATTTGGATGAGCATCTGGCGTCCGACAACCCTGAAGGTTTCTCTAGTGAAACGGAGAAATATTCGGGCGCAGGCAGAGTTGATAACGCCTTAGATGAATTAATGGGCGGATAATCATCATCAACCCACGGGGAGGCACAGGGTTATCGGGTGCCTCATTTTTCTTTTGGGAGTCTATTATGAAAAACAAGAAGAGTGGTAAACTCAGTATCGCCGACATGCGTTCGCTGATTAACAAAAAAGCAGGAATGGTTGTCGCGCACGATTTGTCCTCCGAAAACCCAACAGAGGTTACGGATTGGATCCCCACTGGATCAACTTGGTTGAACGCTATTATTTGCCGAGGGAAGATGGCAGGAATCCCTGTTGGCAAACTCACAGAGATTGCGGGGATGGAAGCGAGTGGCAAAAGTTATATGGCCGCCCAGACTTGCGCGGAAGCACAGAAGATGGGAATTTCTGTGGTTTATTTTGATTCTGAATCTGCAATTGATCCGACATTTCTGACGAAGAGTGGTGTTGATATTGACAACATTCTATATGTTCAAGCTACGTCTGTTGAGTTTGTGTTGGAAACAGTTGAGACCCTTTTGACTTCGAGTGACGATAAATATCTTTTTGTGTGGGATTCTCTGGCGCTTACGCCAGCGATCAGTGACGTGGAGGGAACATTCAACCCGAATGAGTCCGTCGCCGTCAAGGCGCGGGTGCTGGCGAAAGGGATGTCTAAGTTGATAGTCTCCTTGGCAAACTCTCAGTCTACTCTTTTAGTCCTTAACCAACTTAAAACAAACCTCCAGGTTGTAAATCCAAAGTATGCTACTGATAGCGAGAAGTATGTCTGCCCCGGCGGAAAGTCTATGGCATACGCCTATAGTCTTCGCATATGGTTGACCGGCAGGAAGGGCAAGAGTAGCATGATACTCGACGACAAAGGATATAGGGTGGGGAACGAACTGAAGGCGAGACTAGAGAAATCTAGGTTCGGCACAGCAGGTAGGACTTGCAATTTTAAGATTATGTGGGGAGAGGATATCGGAGTCAAAGACGAAGATAGTCTATTTGAGGCAATTCAGAGTTCTGACCACTTGGGCAGCGCAGGACCGTGGTGGACGCTCAAATATGAAGACGGCACAGCGCAGAAATTCCAAGCATCTAAATGGGGCGACTTTATGAAGGAGAAGAAATTTAACGACAGGGTTATGCAACTCCTAGACGAGGAAGTGGTTCTCAAGTTTGACAAGAGACTGGTGGAGGCGAGTAACTTCTACGAGGAAGAGGAGGTCGAAGAAGCGTGAGCACCGATAAGTCTCTTAGAGAGACAGTAAATATAGCACTAGATGCGGTGGAGAGACTTCTTGATGAAGTCTGGACGCTGCGAGATGCTCGTGTCAAGATGAAGAAGCAGATAAGAACTCTGCGAGATAAAATAAAGAGATTGGAAGAGAAGAATGACAAAAAAGAGGATGATGATAGTTGATGGCCATAATGCCTTCATCAGACACTACATCGTAAACCCGACAATTTCCGCTAATGGGCAACCCATCGGCGGAATTGTTGGTTTTCTACAAGGACTCCAGAAACTTTCCAGGATGATCAAACCAGATATGATAACCGTGGTTTGGGATGGCGCCGGCGGCAGCAGGAAGCGAAGAAGCATCATCAAAGGATATAAAGAAGGAAGGAAACCCGTCAGACTTAATCGCTTCATACGGAACCTGCCTGAGAACGAGGAGGCAGAAAACCTTATGTGGCAGCAAGTGAGAATTCTAGAGTATCTCAATGAAACTCCAGTTGTCCAGTTTATGTTTCCCGAAACCGAAGCAGACGATGTTATTGCTTATGTCAGCACTTACCATCAGTTTGATGATTGGCAGAAGGTTGTCGTATCCAGTGATAAAGACTTCTTTCAGATCTGCGACGATTCGACAGTGCTGTACCGTCCTATTCAAGATGAGATAGTAAACAAGAACGCGATTGTGAAGAAATTCCTCATCCACCCCAATAATTTCGCTCTTGCTAGGGCACTAGCAGGAGACAAATCAGACAACTTGCCGGGTGTGCCGAGAGTTGGCCTTGCAACAGTAGCAAAGAGATTGCCTTTTCTTGCCGAGGAGAAAAGTTATATGACTTCGGAGTTGAAGGATTATTGCGAAGAAAGAAAGGACGAAAAGGTAAGATTTTATAGGGATGTCCTCGACAACATTGAACTGATCAGGATAAACTATAAGGTGATGCAATTATATTCTCCATCGCTATCCATACCGACATCATCAAAGATAAAGGAGACGTTCAGCAGTCACTTGCCTTTATTCAACAACACCGGTGTCGTGAAACTGCTGTTCGAGGACGGATTTCCGCAGGTTAATTTAGACGAACTATATGCTTTGTTTCGAAAAATGATTTTTGAATCTAAAACAAAATGATTGACACGGGCACAAAAAAGATTTATTATGTGTCTGGGAGAAGCATATGGAACAAATGAGAGATGCGACATTCGGATCCTTCGGTAAAGGATTTCAAGAGTCATTAGCAAAGATGATACTGGAAGACTCCAAGTTTTCGACGCAGATCGGGGAAGTCCTCGATATAAACTTTTTCGAATTAAAGTATTTGCAAGAATTCGTGAGAAAGATCTATTCTTACAAGAAGAAATACAAGAAGCACCCGTCAGCGAGCACTTATGAGAGCATCCTCAAGAGCGAAGACTCCTCCTCTCAAAGTGAGATTATAAGAAAGCAAGTCAGAGAATTCTATGTTCGCATCAAGACAGGCAACTATGATGATGTTGACGAGGAGTTTGTAAGGGATAAGTCTCTTGATTTCTGCCGTAAGCAAACTCTGCAAGGCGCCATGCTCAAGAGCGTCAAATTGATGCAAGATTCATCTTTCGACGAAGTGAGCAAGATCATCAATGAGGCGCTCAAACTCGGGGTGAATAATGACGTTGGATATGATTTCCTTGAGGACTTCGAGAGAAGGTATCAGTTGAGGTCTAGGAATCCGGTCACCACAGGGTGGGGCGAGATAGATAGAATCGTTGCAGGCGGTCTAGGGAAGGGAGAACTGGGTGTTGTGATAGCACCAACTGGCGTTGGCAAAAGTATGGTACTCACCCACTTAGGAACAGAGGCGCTCAAGCTTGGAAAGAATGTTGTGCATTACACTTTGGAACTCCAAGATGTCATCATAGGGAACAGATATGATAGTTGTCTCACGGGCATCCCTATCAACGATCTGTACTTTAATAAGGAAGAGATATTCGAAGAAGTAAAGAAAGTTCCAGGGAAACTTTTGATAAAAGAATACCCTACCAAAAGTGCGACTACGCAGACTCTGAAAACTCACTTGGAGAAACTTAAGAATCGGGATTTTAGCCCCGATATGATTATTGTTGATTATGGAGATATTTTGAAACCTATTTTCCACTCAAAAGAGAAAAGAGAAAATCTCGAAACTATTTATGAAGAGTTAAGGGCAATTGCACAAGAATTCGAGTGCCCGGTCTGGACCGCCTCTCAAACTAACAGGAGTGGGATAAACGCCGAAGTTATAACAATGGAATCAATTAGCGAGGCATTCTCGAAATGCTTTGTGGCTGACTTCATCTTCTCGGTGTCAAGAACAGGTTCGGATAAATCTAACAATACAGGTAGAATATATATTGCCAAGAATAGGAACGGCATCGATGGAGTGGTGTTTCCAATTTTTATGGATCCTGGCAATGTTGAAATAAAAGTGTTCGCCCAAACAGAGATGACGGAAGAGTCCGGCGACAATGGTCCGAGGAAAGTCTATAGATTAATGAAAGAAGAGCAGAGAACCAAACAAACAACAAAAGGAGAGTAAGAAAACATGCAAGAAACAATGGAACTATCAAGTAAAATTTTGAGTGATATTACAGTTTATATGAAATATGCCAGGTATTTAGAGAAAGAAGAGAGAAGAGAAACCTGGGAAGAGTTAGTTACCAGAAACAAGCAGATGCACCAAAAGAAGTATCCTGATTTACACGATAAGATTGAGGAAGCATATAAACTTGTTTATGAAAAAAAGATTTTGCCATCCATGAGATCCTTGCAGTTTAGTGGGAAACCCATTGAAATTTCTCCCAACCGAGTTTACAATTGCGCATACGCCCCTGTTGATGATTGGCGCGTGTTTAGTGAGATTCTTTTTTTGCTTCTGGGAGGCACGGGCGTGGGATATAGCGTGCAAACGCACCACGTAGAAAAGTTGCCAGAGATAAGAAAACCAAACCCCAACAAATCTAGGCGATACTTGGTCGGCGATAGCATAGAGGGGTGGGCAGACTCAGTTAAGGTGCTGATGAAATCTTATTTTCGGGGCACATCTACTATTGATTTTGATTTTAGCGACATTCGCGCCAAGGGCGCTATGTTGGTAACAAGCGGTGGCAAGGCGCCAGGACCAGAGCCGCTTAAGACGTGCCTTCGACAAATTAAGAGTATCTTGAACCACAAGGAAGACGGCGAACAATTGTCGTCAATCGAGGTTCACGATATTGTTTGTCATATTGCTGACGCTGTGCTTGCTGGTGGCATTCGCCGAGCGGCATTGATATCTTTGTTTTCCGCAGACGACGAAGAGATGATCTCTTGCAAGTATGGCAACTGGTTCGAACTAAACCCTCAACGCGGCCGCTCTAACAACAGTGCGGTTTTGCTGAGGCATAAAGTTGATGAAGAATTCTTTTTTAATCTATGGGAAAAGATCCAGTTGAGCAATTCGGGGGAACCCGGCATCTACTTTTCTAATGATAAAGATTACGGCACAAACCCGTGCTGCGAGATAGCATTGCGACCCTTTCAGTTTTGCAACTTGTGCGAAGTTAACGCCTCCACTATTGAGACACAAGAAGATCTGGAAAACCGCATTGGTGCAGCAACTCTCATTGGCACATTGCAGGCCGGATATACTAATTTCCATTATCTCCGCTCAGTGTGGCAAAAGACAACAGAGAAGGAGTCGTTGCTCGGAGTATCTTTGACGGGCATCGCGTCTAACAAGATTCAGCACCTAGACATGAAAAAGGCAGCAAGATTTGCCAAAGAAAAGAACAAGGAGATCGCCAAACAGATCGGCGTAAATCTCGCATCTCGCATTACAACTATTAAACCAGCGGGTACTACTTCTTTGGCTTTGGGGTGCTCTTCGGGCATCCATGCGTGGCATAGCAAGTATTATATTCGCAGAATAAGAGTGGGAAAGAACGAAACCATCTATGGATATCTCGCAAAGAATCATCCAGAATTGATAGAGGATGAGTTTTTTCGCCCCCACGACACCGCCGTTATATCAGTGCCACAGCGCGCCCCAGAGGGATCAACATTCCGAACCGAAAGTCCGCTGGATCTATTAGAGAGGATCAAGTGGTTTTCGAAGAATTGGATTAAACCAGGCCACCGACGCGGGCAGAATACTCACAACATCTCTGCAACAATATCCATAAAGGAAGACGAGTGGGATGTTGTTGGGAAATGGATGTGGGATAATCGAGGATGCTACAACGGCATATCCGCCCTCCCCTATGGCGGGGGTTCTTATGTCCAGGAACCATTCGAGGAGTGCTCAGAGGAGACCTATAACAAGATGATGGAATCTCTGGTTGGCGTTGATCTTACTCAAGTGGTGGAGACAGAGGATAACACAGATTTACAGGGAGAACTCGCTTGTGCCGGCGGCGTGTGCGAGATAAAATAAAAGCTTGACAGAACAAAAATGATCTGTTAGGATAGATACGCATCTTAAATAAGAAGGAGAAAAGAGATGACAAAGAGTAGTTTAAAGGTTGTTGAGTCGGCAGAAGTTAAAGAAGAAAAGATTGTTGATTACATCAAATCGTTGTCGGCCCTCGAAGAAGAGATGGAGCCCTACAAAGAGCAAAAGCGGGCATTGAAGCAAAATTACATCGAGAACGGATGGCTCAGCAAAGAAGAGATCTCGGCGGCAGTTAAGGCATTTCGCCTGATGAAGAGCGAGGTTGACCTAGAGCAGATGAAGGATTTCTTTGATCTATATTCGAAGACGAAGGTGTGCGGGTGAAGTATATACCATTTAACCGGCACTTGGTGCTAGAGGAGCATGACACTAATGAGGAGACTTCTGTTTCGAAGGTATTGGTACCTGACGACTATAAAAGCATTAAAGATCATGGTATTTATAGGATTGTGGGCAAGTCTCTGGACTGCTCTCCAGTATTTGCCACTGGTGCTAGAGTGGTTGTAGAAGAGTCGATGGTGAGAGCTATCGAGATGGGCGCCGAGAAAATATTTTTAATCCCAGAGAATTTCGTACTTCTTTATGAGGACGGATGAATAAACAAATATATGAATATGAAAGAATAATAATTGGCGGATCCTTGGCATCATTACTGTATGGATATTATAATGGCATACCTGTAATATATTCGGTGCCAAGGATTCCACTTTTTTACGAGACAGATGGCGAAGGAAACAGCAAGCAGCATCTGTGGCAAAAGTTGTCATTCGAGATGTCGCTAGCTGGGTTGCTTCCCATGGGAAACAAAACAGAAAGTATGCGATCTGAGGGAGACACCCTCAAGGCGTTCACCGCCGGACCGGTTTATGGGGCATTCAGGTTCGAAGATTTGATTGTGTTTGACGATACTGGTTTGGTGGGATGGGACGGAAACCTCAAGAAGAAAAAAGAGAGAATGGTCCTTGATTGGATTAACGACAGAAAGAGTTCCCCTCACGATGTCAAGCACCTTGCGGGTTCGGACAATTTTGTGAGGGATATACATTTTTATCCCTCCGAAAGGATGGATGGCAACCCGAAGAAAAAGAAAGATATTTTAGCGATATCTTACTTGACAGAGAAGCAACTATCGTCAACAGAATATACAGATGCCTATGTAAAATTTAAGGTTCTTGATATGATGAAAGAGGCAGGAATACAAGGCATCAAAAATGGCACCGATGCTCGCACCGGGAAGATAAAGCGACTATCGATTAGGATTGAAACCGCAGAGAGAGAAGTATTCACTATTCCGATGGAACCATATGGCGAAGACGACCTCCTGAGAAAATACCGCGAGTCAAGACCAAGAAACAAGTATTCGGAGAAATTAAGAGAGTATCTCTGTGGAAAACACTAAACCCATACAAGACACGTCATATTTCACGCTGGCAGGTATCATACCAGTGGCAGGTCCACCATTGGATTTTAACTTCCCTTGGCACGATAGTTTGATGCCGATTGGGAATGACTACTTGGCAGTCGAGAGGAGCGTGTATGAGTGTGCAATGGCCGGATGCGAGAGTATCTGGATTGTGTGTCACAAGGAGATGCAGTCGCTAATCAGGCATCGAATCGGAGACTGGATCGTGGACCCGGTTTGGACTGCTGGCGGCCGCCACAAATATGGGTTTGCGTTCGGGTCAGAGCAAGAGAAAACCATTCCGATTTTCTATGTTCCTATTCACCCCAAAGATAGAGACAAGAGAGACTGCCTATCGTGGAGCGTTATCTATGGTTCCATGCGAGCGTGGTCCCTTTCGAAGATCATAAGTAAGTGGGTTGTTCCTGATAGATATTATGTCTCGTTTCCATATGGAGTCCACAGCGTGAGTAGTTTGCGGAAGCACAGAAAAGCGATATCAGACAATAAGAAGAAATTTTATATCTCTCACCAAGGGAAGACAATAAAAGATGGCGAGTATCTTTCTTTTACCTTTGATGCGGAGGATTGGAAAAAGTTCCGCAGAACCATCAGAGAAGACGGAACCGGAGTATATGAACCAGGGTCATATTTTGACGAAGAAGAGAACACAGTCAAGGGAAACAAACTTCCTATCGACGAGAGATACAGTGCTAAATACTTCTCGCTAGAGAAGGTCTTTGGCCAGATCGATATTAGTGATCAAACCTTGCTTGAGACTGAGAGATATTTTAATATAGATAACTGGGAAGGATATGCGACATACATGGGGAGCGAATACGCAAAGTATGTCGCAAAACCAAAGATGATCCTGAGATACCACGAGCATAATCCATTTGGAAAAGATGCAATAGAAGATATCTAGATCTATTTATAATAGCAATTGAGGAGAAAACTATGAAAAAGATTATCAACGAATGGCGGAACTTTACTACCTTGACTGAAGGTCGCTCATTGCCGCAAATCTTGCACACTCTTATGGGTGGCAGAGAAAGCATCCAAACTGTTGGCATCTTAACGGCAGAGAACCCTAGGGGCGAACAGGCCTCAGCAGAGTTCAATAAAGAAGCGAACGATAAGTTGATGGGCGACTTGCGAGATATGAATCTCGGCTTCCGCCGCATTCGCGGTAGTTTTGGCAGCAAAGAAGATTCTCTTCTGGTTCCCAACATAACTCGCGAAGAAGTGGTTAAGTTTGGGAGAAAATATGATCAAGTTTCTGTTATTTGGGGGAGCAAGCAAGATGACGGCATGGTCTTTGAGTATATTGAATCTGCTGATGGCGAAACAAAGCAAAAGAGAAACGTAGTTCTCACGGGCGACGACGTTCAGTCGCGTGAAGATTTCTATTCTCAAGAGCCCAAAGGTCCAGAAGCGGAAGCGGGAAAATTCCTTGTGCCGTTCTTTGACGATAAATATGAGATGCTAGATGAGGCAGAAGATCTCGATGAAAGATCAGAGACTGAAAAGGTTTATGCGGAAATCAACAAAAGAGTTGGAGAACTCCTAAGAGAAAACAAAACAGGAAAGTTCCGCTGGGAGCAGCGTGGAATGATCAAGCAACTAAAGAAGAAATTGGTATTGCCGAAGAAGATCTCTTCGTAAATCAAGCACTTATAAAAAACACAACAAATACCTTGACAAGATATGGGTGATCTGCTATAATGCACATCGAACCTTAAATGACAGGAAAATCTACCATGGAAAGAAAAGAATCATCGATTCCGTTCGTTGGATTACATGCACACAGCGTTGCAAGCGTTTTCGACGGGTTAGGATACCCAGCGGAACATATGGATTTCGCTTACAGCAACGGTATGGACGCACTCGCTCTGACTGATCACGGCAGCATGAATGGGTTGGCATATCAAGTAATGCACGCCAAGAAGATGGAGAAAGAGGGGAAGGATTTTAAGCCAATTTTCGGGGTGGAGGCATACTTCATTCCGTCCGTGGAGGAATGGAAGGGCGACTTCGAGCGGATCAAGAAAGAAAGATCTGCCTCCAAGAAGAGACAATCAAATATAGATGGTGACGCCGCCGGTGCCACAGTAGAAGATGAGCAGGAAACAAAGAAAGCTATCAAGAGTGTCCTCAACAAGCGGAGGCATATGGTGCTCTTGGCGCAAAATCAGGTGGGACTAAATAACATCTTTCAGATGATAAGCAAGAGTTATAAAGAGGGCAACTTCTATCGCTTCCCTCGCGTAGATTATGCCATGCTCCAAGAACACTCTGATGGTGTCATAGCGGCATCTGCCTGCCTAGGCGGCGTGTATGCGGGAGACTTCTGGGAAAACCGTGAGACAGGCGATGATGCGGTCTTGGAGGCAATGAGGGAGACAACACGACGAATGGTTGACATCGTCGGAGACAGATGGTACGCCGAACTCCAATGGAACAGGATCGAGGAACAGCATCAACTAAATAATTATATTATTCAGGTTGCCAAAGAGTTTAACTTGCGTATGATAAGCACAGCGGATAGTCACTATCCGAATCCAGGACTGTGGAAGCAGAGAGAGATTTATAAAAAACTAGGTTGGTTGAAGAAGGGAGACACAGGAGAAGATCTTCCCGACACCCTTAAGGAGATGCCTTATGAGTTGTACCCAAAAAACGGAGACGAGATGTGGGAGTCATACAAAAGATACTCAGCAGACTGCGGATTCGAATACGATGATAATCTGGTCCGCGACTCTATCACCGAGACGCATAATATTGCCCATGAGAGAATATCCCGGTTTCTACCAGATAACAGGGTACAGTTACCAAGTTTTGTGGTCCCCGAAGGTAAAACAGCCTCCGGCGCCTTGGTTGATATATCAACTGAAGGATTACACAAATCCGGTCTGGGTAAAAAACCAATTTATGTAGAGAGACTCAACGAAGAACTTGATGTAATCAATATGAATAACTTTGCCCAATACTTTCTGACGATGAAGGCAATATCTGATATTGCTTGCTCTAAGCAGTTGGTGGGACCAGCACGCGGCAGTGCGGCAGGTTCTCTTGTCGCATATGTGCTGGGCATTACTCAAGTCGATCCTATCAAATATGATCTTCTCTTTGAAAGATTTATGACAAGGAACCAGAAAGAAATGGGTTTTCCAGATATTGATTATGATGTCTCGGATCCTATGGGACTAAAAGAGGCGTTGATTGAGGAATGGGGCGATGACAAGGTGGTTCCTATCAGCAACTGGAACACCCTCCAACTAAAGTCTCTCCTGAAAGACATCAGCAAGATGCAGGGCATCCCCTTTAGGGATGTCAACGTGGTCACGAACGTGATGATGCGAGAAGCGACTCCCGCGGCCAAGGCAGCGAAAGGCATTACATCGGGAATGTATATTCCGGGATTTGAAGAGGTGAAGGAGCACAGCCCATCTCTTCGCGATTTCTTCAGAAAGTATCCAGATGTGGCAACAAATGTTTCTGCTTTGTATGGGCAAGTGAGGAGTTGTTCTCGCCATGCCGGAGGCGTTGTGGTGGGCGATAACCTAGACAAGCATATGCCCCTGATCAATAGTGGCGGAGTCAAACAGACCCCGTGGAGCGAAGGTCAGAATGTTAGGCACTTAGAACCGATGGGGTTTATCAAGTTTGACATCTTGGGATTGACTACCCTGCGGATGATGGAAGGAGCAATCACTCATATACTTAAACGTCACTACGACAAAAAGGATCCATCCTTCGATGAAATAAAAGAATTTTATGATAAGAACCTTCATCCCGATATCTTAGATATGAACGATCAGAAGGTATATAAGAATGTCTTTCAGAAAGGCAACTGGGCAGGTGTCTTTCAGTTTACGGAGGGCGGCGCACAGAGGTTCTGCGAGTTGGTGAAACCAGCAAACATCGTTGACCTCTCCGCTATCACTAGTATCTACCGACCTGGACCTTTGTCAGCAAAAGTCGATAAGCACTATATCGCAGCAAAGAAGAATCCAGGCGACATCAAATATGCTCACAAGATTGTGAAGGAAGTTACCAAGGAAACTTATGGGTTCCTTATCTTCCAGGAGCAGATTGCATTGTTGGCGCATCGCCTAGGGAAGGATCTTAGTCTGGATGAGGGAAACCTATTGAGAAAGATCCTAACGAAGCGAGGAGCTGGCAAGGATAAGATCAAAGAAGGTATCCACAACAAGTTCATAACAGGATGTTTGGAGAAGGATATGCGAGCAGATGAAGCACAGAAACTGTGGGACACCTTCGAGTTCTTCTCGGGGTATGGATTCAACAAGTCTCACGCCCTGAGTTATAGTATTCTATCGTTCCAGTGCGCGTGGTTGCTGAATTATTATCCATCAGAGTGGGTAGCGGCATTCCTCGATAAGGAACCAGAGGCTCGCAAAGAGAAGGCAATCAACATTGCATGCAGCATGGGATTCAGCATACAAAAGTTAGATGTCAATACTAGCGGTTTTACTTGGGAGATCAGCGAGGATGGAAAAACATTAACTCAGCCGCTCTCTAGCATAAAGGGTCTCGGGAATGCGGCAATTAAAGAGATTGTCGATCACCGCCCATTCAACACGATTGAGGAGTTCTTGTTTGACGATAGGATGCTTTACTCAAAGGTAAACAAGAAGAGCGTTGATGCCTTGGTTCGCTCGCAGGCGCTGAATGGTCTGATAGATGATCGGTTCAGCGGAATGAAGCACTTCTGGATGTCGGTTGCGAGTGAGCGGCCACGCAAAGAAAAGAATTTAGTAGAGAACATAGAGAAGTACGTCAAAGAGGGTGATTTCACTTCGGAAGAAAAGATGGAGAACCTCATTGATCTGACAGGGTTGTTTCCCTTCGACTTGGTAATGACAAGGGAAGTAGAGAGAAGACTAGAAGAAAAGTTTGTTCCACCGATTAGTGAATACGATCCAGACTTGGGTGTTGTATGGTTCATACCTCGCAAGATAATCCCGAAGAAGACGAAGCATGGTAAAGACTGGTGGCTCGTCGAGGCGATTGACAAGAACAGCACGGTGACAGCTATCAAGTGCTGGGGCGTTCAGAAGGGGAAAGATTTGATCCACGTCAATCGCCCCTATGTAGCAAAATTAGAGCACGATCCCGTGTGGGGATTTAGCACTAGAAGTGTACGACATACTTTTAGATTATTAGGATAAAGGAGTAAATATGAAAAAAATTATAGTAGCGGGCATTTTGTCCTTGACAGGGTGCATAGAAGATGATAGAGTATTATGCAATGAGTCTGACGCAGGTTTGTCGGACGCTGGCGAAGTTGTGGATGCGGGCGATGTTGCTTGTGTTAGCGAGCAGTTTATTGCTTTTCCCGACCTGCTAGTAAATGTTGAACGATAGGATAAAAGAGTGAACATTTTTGTTTTAGACGACAACCCCATCGATGCCGCAAGGCACCAGATAGATAAGCATGTTGTAAAGATGCCTCTAGAGTCCGCACAGATGCTTTGTGCGGCACTCGTAAGGTACGGGTGTGAAAATGCCCCATACAAAGCAACGCACAAGAACCATCCCTGTACTTTGTGGGCAGGCGAAACAAGACAAAATTTTCAATGGCTTGTCGAGCATGGAATTGCTTTATGTGAGGAATACACATCTCGGTACAGCAAAAGGCACAAATGTCAAGATGTAATTGAGTGGTGCTCAGAAAACGATCACAGAATACCGCACGGTAAGATGACTAATTTTGCTCAAGCAATGCCAGAGCAGTATAGGAACTCAGATCTAATTGTGGCATATCGACAATATTACAAGGGCGAAAAGGATAGTATTTCATCCTGGAAGCAAAACAAGCCATTGTGGTATTGAGATCACAACGGAACTAAGAAAAGGAGAAAGAAGATGATTAAAATGGAACTAGTAAGAGATCCTAATGGAAGAGAAGACGATTTCACTGTTGTTGACATCGACGGAAAGGTTGATGCTTATCGGGAGACTGAGTTTGAACTCGATATCAATGGAAGTAAGAAACTTGTTAAACCGCTGACTAAATCAATGACAAAGAAATTGAACTAGGAGAAAGTAATGATTTTAGAGTATGTCAGGGTAAGAGACAATGCTATCCCGCCAGATAGAGCGAATCCTAGTGATGCGGGGTTGGATTTGTATTTCAACCCAGAAGACGGGCAAGAGATAACGCTGGATCCGGGAGAGACCGCCCTATTCCAAACGGGATATAAGTTTGGCATTCCTCACGGTTATTGCTTGGAGGTGAAGAACCGATCAGGCAACGCTTCAAAGAAAAGTTTGATTGTTGGAGCGTGTGTTATTGATCCTGGATACGATGGAGAGGTTTTCGTTAACCTACACAATATTGGAAAAGGATCCCAAACGATCTACTTGGGCGACAAGATTGCTCAGGTGGTAATGTACCCAGTTGTACACTTTAAGGCTTTTGAGAAACATGATAAAGACCTGTACGACTACTATCCTATCGCGATGAGCGACAGGAAAGATGGTGCTCTGGGTAGCACCGATAACAAAGTCCCTCGCCAATTACAACTTCAATATGCTGATATGTATTTTGATAGTGAAGGCGAGAGATAAAGGAGAAAAATATGAAAAACTTAATATATGCCCTGGGGGCGACATTTTTGATTGGGAGTAGCGCAGTTTCTGCGCAATCTCATGTAAGGTTGTCTACCACGGGAGAAGTTGATGTCGCTGGAGTCACGCTCTCAGCAGAGGAGCAGGTGCGGGAGAACTTCCTCGACTTGCAACCTACGCTGTTGCCATCTTACGTTCACACTGAAGTTGGGGTGAGCAAAGGATTGTTCGGGTATTTTACGCTCGGGGCAGGCGCCAGGAACGTCAGTGAATTTGGAGAAGTTTCTAATCGACTTCATTTGGATGCGGCCGCAAAGGGGGACTACGAAGGTTTGTTCGCCTCTACGCGATTGAGACTCCAAGAGGTGATTGGCACTGACTTGTCTGAGCATAGTTTAGATTCATTTGCTATCCGAAATATGGCGACCGTGGGATACACTCTTCCTGAGTTGTATAATGTGAAATTGGGCATTCATTTGTCGGAGGAGCATTTCTTGACGACTTCAGGATTTAGTGAGAACAGGGTTATTCTGGGGTCCACCGTGACCCTATATGAGAACTATTCTCTTGTTGGTGAGTATTTTCTACAAACCACAGGCGAAATTGTCAATACCAGTTTTGGTCTTGGCGAAATCCAAAATAGTCATGTTGCTGCTTTGAATTTGAAAGCATCTTTTTAGGGCGACACTCATAGTCCTGACCGGGAGGGCAGGATGAATCGCGGAACCCTCCCATTTTTCACATTATAGAAAGGACCACAGAATGGACAAACACACAAAAAAGGTGATGTTTAGCAGCAAAGATATGAGTTGGGAAACTCCGCAGGATTTCTTCGACAAGCTAGATCGAGATTTTAACTTTGACTTAGATCCGTGCGCGACAAAAGAAACTGCGAAGTGTAAGGATTATTACACAGAAGAAGACGATGGGTTATCTAAGGATTGGGGTCCGTGCAAGACAGTCTTCGTAAACCCCCCTTATGGTAGGGATATCAAAAAGTGGATTAAGAAAGGATACGAAGAGGCGCAGAAGGACAAGACTACTGTCGTGATGCTTATACCAGCAAGAACTGACACTTCTTATTGGCACGAATACTGCATGAAGGCATCTCAGATTTTCTTCGTGAAGGGCAGATTAAAGTTTGGTACCGCCACGACTGGCGCTCCATTTCCTTCTGCTGTGGTGGTTTTCAAGTGGTATTCGGGAGGTGAAACTCCACAGATGGGTACCATTGACAGATAATATACTAGTTACTTATAATGTACAAAGGAATCTTTTACCCTGTCTTCGCTTTGGTGGTTTTTGTATTTATCGCCATAGGGTGCCTATCACTCAACAGCGACATTCCGGATAAAAGAGAAAGCAATTGTACTTCTAAGAACGAGCTAACGAGAATACCAGGGTGGAAATATTCTTACCAGATAGAGTCAGACTGCAACATACCTAATCCAGGCGATGTCTCTCTTGCTTTGCAAGTGTTTTACATAAATTGGTACCAACGGTTCGGAGATCCTGCTGACGCTGTTTTGAATAACCTCAACAACATCGTGGTTGAGTGGAGAGCAAAAAAGATATATTTCGAGCGTGGATACAGAGTGGACGGAACTTTCATCGAAAATGGGCAAGCAATCGGACTAACTATCGACAAATCTCACATCATTGTGATGATGAGTAGGTACCAGAAGATATATGACACTTCTCTGGCTCACGAATTGGTTCATGCTTCGATACGCGCCACAACCGGGCAAAGAGGAGATCCGGATCACGAGGGTGACAAATATAGCGGATGGACAAAACAACACACATCTCTTATTAAAGAGATAAACGAGATTCTTAGATTAATGGATTTAAATTATGCCGAAGAAAATAAAAAGGGTTACGAATTCTAAAAAGCAGGCAAAGAAAGACTTACAGCAAAAAATGAATATGTTCGATAGGCTTCCAGACGAGTGTAGTGCTTGCTTGGCTCCTTTCAACAAGAAAGATAAAGACATGGTAATGTCGTGGCATGTTGTTGTGAGAGAAGAAGAAGGTATTGTAAGACTTTATTGCCCTGACTGTTGGAGAAAAGCAACTTCGCTTGTCGAGAGCGTTATAATGGAGGAGAAATGAGAAGAAGAGATATGAGAAATGTGAATGAATACTGGGGGACCGGCCCACACGCTGAGGATGATCCATATAATGGACCAGAAAGCAGCGAAAACCAGGTATCGGTGGCCAACAATAGGATATACTTCTATTCAGAAGTGACACGACCAGAGTGCTTGACATTCAATAAGAGCGTCCAGGTGTTATCCGATGCGATGGTGGCGACAGCACACAACTACGGAGTGCCAGTCCCGCCAATAAACATGCATATCAACTCTTATGGTGGCAGTGTGTTCGCTGGACTATCGTCGGTTGATAGCATCCTTGCCGCACCGTGTCCTACCCACTCTATTGTCGAGGGGTGCGCCGCATCTGCCGCTACCATTATGAGTGTGGTGGCCAATAAGAGATCTATACGAGAGAACTCGTTTATGTTGATACACCAGTTGTCTTCTGGGATGTGGGGTAAGTATGAGGAACTAAAAGATGATATGAGGAATAACGAAGTGCTTATGAGTACGATTAAATCAATCTACACAAAGCACACCCAAATTCCCAAGAAGCAACTTTCCGACATTCTCAAGCACGATCTATGGTTTGATGCAAAGACATGTCTGGAGTATGGTCTAGTTGATGAGATACTGAGTTTAGGCAAGTGATTATTGGGTTTGAAGACACGGACACCACTTATGCCAATCTGCTAATCAAGTTGAAACACGAGGGAATCACAAAGCGGCAGTTTTTTAGGGGCGTTGTCGCATCTTTTCTGGAAGACGATCCTAGTTTCATAGAATACATAATAGATTTCAAGAAAAGAAAAAACCTTTATGTAAAAAACAAGCAGAAAACACTTGACAAAGAGAGAAAAGTGTCTCATAATATAGAGAAGAAGTTTAGACTATCAGAAGACGAGATTGAAGATATGTTTGATATGCTTGAAGAGGAGATGGATTTATGAAGGAGTGTGCCAGTAAGTGCATGAGTGCTGACACAGCGTGCGAAAAGATGGATTGCCGAATGTGGGTGGATCACGAGGAAGAGTATAATTGCGCACTGGTGTCCATCCAGAGGAATGGCGATATGACTTTGCATGAGGTTGCTGACAGGATGAAGATTAGTTATGTAAGAGTGAAACAGATTCAAGATAAGGCGCTGGAAAAGGTAGGCAAAAGATTGGTTGCTATGGAGAAATGAAAAGGGTTTTTCTAAATCTGGATACTACTTATTAGTGATTTGGAATTTCTATGCCACGATGATGGCGCTTTAGAGGGAGAAAGTGAAATATGTCTAAGAAAAGTTTACTAGAAGAAGGATCGGTTCGTCAATTTATGAAGTTGGCTAACCTCACTCCTTTGTCAGATAATTTCGTTAGCGAAACATATGTCAAAGAAGAGGAAGAAGTCAGCGAAGAAGTCAGCGAAGAAGTCAACGAAGAAGTTGTTGATGAAGACGTGACAGAAGAAGTTGTCAAAGAAGAGTTTGAAGAGGAAGAGGCAGAGATGTCTGCCGAAATGCCCTTCGAAGAGCCAGCTGCTGAACCAGAGATGGATATGGCAGAAGAACCACCCGCCGCAGGAGGTGATATTGCAGGGTTGGTCAAGGCGATTGCTGATGCTATCAGTGCTCACACTGGAGTAGAGGTTGCTGTCTCAGGAGAAGCAGAAGAAGCAGGCGAAGAAGCGGAACTTGAAGAGCCAGGCGAGGAAGCAGAAGCAGAAGCGGGCGAAATGGAATTTGCCGCCGAAGAAGACGAAGCGATTGAGGACGAAGCACCCGCAATGCGAGATGAATATGAAGAGAGTTTGAATCTGGATGCCATCGTCGCAGAAGTCACCAAGCGAGTCAAGAAGCGATTATCTAAGTCAAAGAAATAAGATACCCGTAATAACTACATTACAATGAAAAACCACCTGTGCCCTTTAGCAGGTGGTTTTTTTATGCCCTAGAGCAGAAACACATCTGCTTAGAACTACTTATAAGCGAAGAGATTCGCAAACAAATACAATCCGAAAGGGAGAAAATAAAATGAAAGATGGCGCCAAAACATTATCAGAGTTCATTGATAGAGAGTTAGGCATAAATCCAAAGAAAAGTGTTAATGCAAAGAAGCACCCTCTATTAGAGTTTATTGATAAAGAGATAGAGGGTTTTTTGGGGATTCTGAAGGAGGGCGCCTCATCTTTGAGTGGTCCCGAAGCGGAGGCAAATCTTACTGCACTAGGACATAAACCTCCCGCTGGAACTGCTGGTGCTACTGTTTATGAGACTTGCGCCCTTATTGTGGCGAAACTGGATGGCGACCGAACCCTTCCAACCACAGAAGAGATCAGCTCGCTGGCCAACGAACACGAAAGTGTGGATATGATCCCCAAAGGCGCCGCTTGGATGCAGAAAGTTTTGAAGGATCCGGAGGCGCATGATGCGTTGCCCCCCTTCATCCAGTGGGTAGGCGGCGACATCAAGAAACTTCCTCCTGTCAAAAAATGGGGCACTGGGTTGAGTCTGATCAACGCCAGCATTGGGGATTACTATTCGGCCATTGCTAACCACACGGATGCCGAAAAACTTAACTTTACGAAATCAGAAAGAAAAGATATAAAACCGAATACGGCAGACATGGTTATTGTTACCAAGGGCACTAGAGGCGATCTCTTGACGGCGCTAGCAGAAAACAAATCCGTGGAAGCTAACGAAAAGACGGGTGTTGTTACGGTGGGGGGAGACATAGAATTTATACAGGTTTCGCTTAAGAAATCTAAGAAAGGCGCCAGAATCGGCAAACTTTCTAGGACATTCAATGATTACCTGGGACAATTGTCGGTATCGCCAGAGCAACTTATGAAGACGGCAGGATTAGATATGTCGTTGGGGCGCATGAGGGATGAGGGCGCAGCGCTAGATATTTTTATTGCAGCAATCGCTTATGCAGCAGGCGACATTAAAAAACAGGACCAACTGTCGGCGAACACAGATCAGTTGGGCGCGTGGATGCGAGAAACCCACGGTGATAACTGGTGGAAACTATCAGAGGAAAAGTTAATAGCGTCCGGAGTTATGTACTATGACCAAGAAATCGCCGGAGGACTCAATGAAGGTGCGTTCGCTGATTTCGCCAAAAAGGGATTGGGGTTTATCAAATCAGCATATGAAAAAGTAAAAGAATTCATTTCTGGACTCGCCAAGAAGGTTTGGGGCGCGGGACAGTCCGCCGCCACAGAAGCGGCCGGCACCGAAATGAATGAGGCGGGTGATGAACTCTTTCACCTCTTGCAATCAATGGAGGGTGCGGAAAACCTAAGCGAAGGAGAAAGAACACAAATCACGGTAGAACTCTATAACCAAGTGAAAGCATTGAGCGAAGTGATGTTGTCACCAGCAAACTCGGGTCAATTTGAAAAAGAAAGAAAGATGATGATTGAAAAGATTGATGCCATCAATGGGTTGTCAGGCGGACCAGATTTGGTTAGATTTATAGATGGAAACTCTGAATTTTCGAAGGATAACATCGCCGCCTTTCGGAAGTCTGCCGAAGCTTTGCTAGAATACATGGGTGACACCACCGATGTAGGAAAAGAGGATTATGATGAACCTGCAAAAGGAAGACCCAGGATGGAAAGAGTTATAGAAAAAACTCTTTTGGCAAACTGCGTAAAACTATGCACCAATTTCGCCTCCTTCCAGACTCTCAATCAGATGCTCCAACAAATCTTAAATAGCAGCAAGACTGCCGAAGAGGCGAGATCCGCCCTGGTTCAAACCTCTGTTGACACCATTGCTGATGCGAAATTTGGCAACACCAAACTCCCTCTATTCATCGCTTATGGAACTGGCGACGGGGTATGGGGACCAAAGACTGTAGAACAATACAAGGAATCTTCGAAAAAGGATATCGAAAAGGGGAAATTTGATAAATATCCTCTCATGGAAATTCAGGTTGGCAAGAGCAGCGCCAAGATGCTGGATGGATCAGAACCAAACTATAATGCTTTTTACGTCTCTATGATGACGGGAGCGAGGATGAGCGAGAAGACTCAATCCCTTGAGCCCGTTTATTTGAAATTGCAGTTTATCAACAGGTTGGCCAACTTTAGTTACAAGATAGAGGGAATGGCAGAAGAAACCGCTTCCAAATTTAAAATCAATCCATACTCATAATATCCCTTGACAACCACATAAGATGCGAGTATAATAGAACAGATCACTTTATTGATCGGAGGAACAATGTCAGATCCACACAAAAGATGGAAAGACTACGATAAAGAACATTGCTGGCAGTATCAGATGAGAGAGGATAATCTCGGGGAAGATCTTCAAAATCTCCCTCCGTGGGTTGATTATAGAGAATTATCCACAAAAGATTTCGATTTTGAATATGTGGACAAATCGGAAAAAGAGAAGTGCGATGAGATTCGTGATTTTATAAAGAAGCATGAGTGGCTAGGTAAACTACCAAATAGACCTACTCATCGATTTACTGCTCGCCTCAAGGAAGGAAGCATCCTCGCTGGCGTTATTATTATGGCAGTGCCGAATACATTTTCCCATTTGCTCGGGAAAGAAAACAGCAACCTTGAAAAACTAATCTCTCGTGGTGCATGCATTAGTTGGTCACCTAAGAATCTTGGATCGTGGCTGATAATGAAGTCTGTCAAGTGGATGGTTCAAAATACCGAGTTTAGGTATTTCACGGCATACTCCGATCCGGAAGCGAAAGAACTTGGAACGATCTATCAGGCGTGTAATTTCCTTTACCTAGGTAAGGGCGCAGGAGTGACAAAGCAATACTTTGATCCGAACAATCCCAAACAAGGGTGGTTTAGCGGGAGAGAGTTCAGAAAGAAATCAAAGTATTACAGATACGCCCAGGAGGTAGGCATCAGCAAGGAGCAATGGGCAAAGTGGATGAAGAAGTATAGCCCAGATTGGAATCTTGTGCCGACAATGGCGAAAAGTATGGTCAAGGAAAGAGAAAGAATATATCGAGATAGTTGCCATGTTCGAGAGGTAGTTTCGAAGCACAAATATGTCTATATTCTCGGGAAAAGCAAGAAAGAGACAAAAAAGTTGAAACAAATCTTTAAAGAAAAGAACCCAAAATTGTATGATATGTCATACCCCGCTCATCGCGGGGAATAACTGGAGGAACAATGTCGAAAGAGTATCTCGATACGCAAAAAGGTCTAAACCAAAAGATATTAGACGGAATAAACAAACTGGCAGATAATGTCGCCGCCACAATGGGACCAAGAGGAAGAAATGTCATCCTCCACCCCAAGAACGGCAACCCAATAATCACGAAAGATGGAGTAACTGTTGCACGATTTATCGACTTCGATGATCCATTTGAAAACGTGGGTGCACAAGTAATCAAACAAGCGAGCGAGGAAACCAATGCCAGAGCAGGTGACGGCACCACAACTGCTATTGTCTTGTCGCGAGCAATCTTTGTGGAAGCACAAAAGCACATTGCAGCAGGAGCGTCCCCGGTTGAACTCAAGAGGGGAATTGATAAGGCGACTGATGTGATAGTCAGTAACCTTAAGACCATCGCGAAGAAGGTGACGAAGCTCGAAGACATTGAAGACATCGCCACAATATCAGCGAATGGCGACAGAACCATTGGCAAACTTATTTCAACAGCAATAGACATGATAGGAAAGGATGGGTCCATTACTATAGAGGATGGGAAGTCGCTTGAGACGAGCCTAGACGTCGTAGAAGGGTTTAGATTTGACAGTGGGTATGCCGCAGGTGCATTCGTCACAGACGAGCGTAGAGGCGTCCTCAAGCACAATGATCCACTATTCCTTATCACTGATGAAAAGATAGAATTTGTTGAAGATATCCTCCCAGTTCTAGAACTAATCGCCAGAGATGGGCGCCCACTGATTGTGGTAGCAGAAGACATCGAAGGGCAAGCACTCGCTGCAATGATTATGAATGCAGTGAGAGGAACTATGAAGGTCGCGGCAATCAAAGCACCTAGGTATGGCGAGGAGCGCCGAGGCATCTTAGAAGACTTAGCTATCAGCGTGGGAGCGACATTTGTTTCTCGCGCATCAGGTCTGAAGATGAAGGATGTTAAGTTATCTCACTTGGGTAGCGCGAAGACTGTTGAGGCGTCCAAAGTAATGACAACGATTGTTGGCGGAAAGGGCGATGATGCTTTGGTTGGGGAGCGCATCGATCTGCTTAAAGCGCAATTTGAACAGACAGACAACATGCAGGTGTGCGAGAGAATTCAGGAGCGCATCACCAGGTTAGCGAGCGGTATCGCCATTATTAATGTGGGGGGTAACACCGAGGTTGAGATGGTGGAGAAGAAGCACCGAATCGAGGACGCCCTAGAGGCGGTGAAGTCAGCGCAGCAAGAGGGGATGGTCTCCGGCGGCGGCATGGCACTGCTTGCTGCATCCAAGAACATAGAGATAGACGCCACGAACGCAGATCAGGAACTAGGAGCGAAGATAATCCTTAAAGCGGTTGAAGATCCGCTGCGCCAAATGGCTCTGAACGCAGGGAATAAACCAGACGTTATCCTGGAAAAGGCATTCTCGGCAAAAGAAGGGGAAGGGTTTGATTTGGCGACAGGCGAGATAGTAAATCTGATGGAGAAGGGTATTATAGATCCGGTAAAAGTAACTAGGTGTGCCCTTCAGAACGCCGCATCGGCAATCGGGACGCTAATTACTACCAGTCATGCAATTATAGATAAATAGCAACTATTTATACACATTGCGCGAGGTACCTGTGATGGAAGATTCCACTAAAGAGATATGTTTGACAGTGATGGACGGCAAGTTGGATAAACTGAGCATGAAGATCGATGAAGTGAAGGAAAAACAAGAAGACATGGCAGAGGATATCTCCAAAGTAAAAGAGGCGGTATACCATCCAGATGAAGGTCTGTACGCGAGAATAAGAGAGTTAGAGGGTTGGAAGAATACATCATCTAAGGTGATGTGGATGCTCATTTCTTCCATGATAGGTGTTGTATCTTATATAGCAACGAAAATACTTGGATAAAAAAGGTTGACAGGCGAAAAGTAATGTGCTATACTTCCAATGGAGGTATAGATTTATGAATTCAAGTTCAGGTGTGAAGATTTCGTTTACGACAATTCTGGAAGATATCCCAAGAGAAGTTCAGGCGATGATCGACAATGTGCGCAAGAGAATGCGAGAGATCGAAGATATTTCGCTGTTGGGCATATCCGACTCACTGGAGAGTTCTGGGAAAGTGAGAGATTGCAACGAAGCAATCGTCGTATTAGACTCGGCCAGAAAGGAATTATCAAAGATTGACGCGAGGATGGAGGATTGCATGAGCATCCTTCACCAATATTGTAACGTCACCATTCCCGACGCAGAACCGGAAGAGACTGACTCTCAAGAGGAGAGGGATGAAGAAGGGTGATCTAGTACATATTCCGTCAAATGTTTTGCTTGTTGATAAGTTCCTTGCGCCAGGTAAATACAGATTCACTACCAAGCCGGAAGTGGGTATTTTTATTGAAAGCGGCGACGAATTGAAATATTGCCGAGCATTTGTTTTGGGAAAAGTCTGGAGAATAGAAAGGGAGTGTATGTTTGAATTTGCAACGGGAGGAAAAGATGTTGGTGAGATTAGTAGAAGTAAGATGGGAAACAACAACAAATAAGCATGAGATGAAAGAGGTATATGTCAACCCAGAGAATGTGGTAAGCGTGAGACTCGACGAAGAAACAAATCAGATGCTCAAAGAGGGCGCACTTCCTTGGGATCTCCATCGGGGACAAACTTTCTCGCTGGTGACAATACAGTCTGGGGCGAAACCGAAAGACATCACGGTGGTAGGATCTCCATCGCAGATTGTGGAGAAATGTTACGCCTCAAAGACAAGACTTTTGAAAGGGTAAGATGATGACGGTGTTTGATTTTTTCCACCTTTTTATAAAGGTGGATTGCCCTTATTGTAAAGACGCAGTAGATTTGCTAGAAAAGATGGAATCACAATATGTGATCACAGTTGTGGACAAGGCAGAAAACTATCTTCAGATGGTGAAGCACCAATTTGGGCACCAAACAGTCCCGGTGGTCTTAAACTGTGACAGCAGGGGCAAAATGGATCTTATTGGCGGATATACCGAACTTGAAGCGCATTTAAATAAAAGCAGGAAGAAGTGAACTATGGAAATTTCGTGCAAGTGGAAACCGATTGATGAATATATTCTAGCAGATAGCGGAGAAAAAAAGGAAGGCAGGTATCACGGGTCGATGTTCTGGAATATTAAAGGATTCGGGAGTAAGCGATGGGTTGTTGCAGGTTACCTAGATGTGCCCGACTGTCAACAATATTTGGATGAGGGCATCTCAGAGAGGGAAATGGTGGAGTGTTGCTTGGCCCACCTAAATCAACCTCCCCCCAGAAGGAAATTCCAAAGAAAGCAGCCAAACTCTCTATATGGGCATTTGGAATATTACAAGCACAAGATCACGCCAGATGGTATTGAAGTTCTGGTGATCACAAATGAAAGAAAGAATAGTCGGTTTTGGTCAGAAGGCACCGCAATTTCATAGAAAACAAAAAACATTGAGAAATAGCTTGACAGATTAAATGTGATCTGTTATAATGTGATCTGTTGGCAGATCAACAAGAGAGAAAGAAGGAGTAGCATATGAAAAGGGCGATGTCATACAAGTCTTGCCGAAGCCGCGTCGCTGGCGGGAGCACTAAAAGCGCTATAAAGGAGGCGTGGGCAAATGTTCATGCGGCGGCACATAAATTCGGTGTCCGTGCTCCTGTTATGGAATTCGGTCTTTTTTTGGAGACCGATGACAACACCGAACAAATTTCGGTATACGCTTTAAAGATCTCGGATAACGTCGGAGGCGTTGCTGGTCAGAAAGGTCGTGATTGTTTGCACAAAATGGGAAAAACAGGAACACACCAAATCGAACTCACGTCTGAGCATGGGAAGGGTACTTCCTATATATTTCCTCAATATATCAAGGCGGAATTAGAGAAATATCAGGAAAAGATCCACTTTGCGACCACTTTTGTGCCAGATAGAGAATCCGGACGTGTTTTTGCGACCGATTATAGTACCAATCCAGGCGCGGATGATGTATGGGACGACGAGGAAATGACTAAAGAGGAGGCAGAACGGCGTCTCTCTGAATTGTGTCGCCTCGAAGGTCAAGGTCCACCAAACCCTATTCAGGGGATGGTTTATTTGTGGAAAGATCCATATTTACCGGAGATCACATCACCACTCACCAAGTGTAAACCTAAAAACATTAAGAATGTAGTGAAAACTGCGATGAATAAACTCTTGCAGCAGATTTGCTCTATCACTCCTTTTTATGATGAATTCTTAGACGCCACCAATGCCGCCGCAGGACTCTATGGGTGGTCTCCGATTGATTCTATTGAGACTCGGGTAACTGTTCGTTTAGATGGCGAGGAGATCTTTGCAGAAGGAACTATTGACGCCCACAGGCAAGGCGCGGGCGCCCATCCAGTGAGAGATATAACGAAATCAGGCGCCTTCGTCATAGGGGAACCCCCATCACCATCACGAAAACTGGGAGCATATAGTAGTGGACCGTTTGTTCCAATCGGCGAAAAAGGCACAGGCACCACAGCGCGACTCATTTATGGAGAGTCTCTTCCTGCAACGTGCAACGATACAACCAACATCGCCGCCCAGCGGAAACTAGACTATGGGTCAATCGAACACCAGTGGAATGAAAATGCGAAAGTGAATGGTTTCACCAACGACCTCCTGTTGGGCGGAAAAACATCCCGAGCCTCGCACCTGCTTTCAGTAGTGGTCAATGGTGTTGAGATCGCCAAAGAAGACATCTTTTCTAGAGATGACATAGGTTTGCTCTATACCCTTCGCGCAAAGGATGCCACTCAATTGTATCGTTTCAATCGGGCAGTGACGATTCTTGACGTGAGGACCAAAAAGAAGGGTGTTAACCCCTTCCCCACTTGCGGTCACAAGATCAGTCTTGAGAGCCCAATGTCGGCGGATATCATCACTGAGGTGCTGGAGACTTTCTCCAGAGAAGGAGAAGAAAATGCATTTGTCAAACACGTCAAAGCAGTCCGCTCCAACAAAGAAGAAGGTGCGCATGAAGTAGATGATGTGCATCCTGCGTTTCAAGAGGTTGCGGAGAACACGCAGGATGGGGATAAGTGGTCTTTTGAAGTTGCACCTCCCGCCGAGGGCAAGCACCTACTTTGGGGAAATGGCGTCCCGGCAGTGGATGCCTTCCACCCTAGTCGTGGATTCGTGGAATTAAAGACGGGACACCTGACTTGGATTAACACCATCGACCAAGCTCTGAGATACGGGATTCCCATCTTGGAAGAAGGTAAACACGATCTTACTTTTGTTTCGGAGACTGTGGAATCCGGTTTGCAGGAAAAGATAGACCACATTACAGCACCATGGAGTACGGAAACAAAAACACAAGTCCGTGTACTGACCTATGAACAATTCGATAAGTTTATGTGTGATGTCATATCGATGAAGTTAAAAGAGAAAGGTATAGTCTTCCCCAGATCCCGAGAAATAACATAAGAGGGGGGCAGCCCCCTCTTATGGGTTATCAATCTTGTTGAGCATTTTTTGGACTTGTAGCTCAGCGGTAGAGCGACCCGCTCATAACGGGTTGGCCGTAGGTTCAAATCCTACCGGGTCCACCACTTGACACCCGCTCTGTGGTGTTTATATTGTATTTGTGCTGCCATTTTGGAGCGCATTAACCAAGTCATAAGCTTGCTTATAAAGGAGAAATAATTATGACACAATTAGTAAGACGAGTTCCTTCCATTGTGGGAAGAACTACTTTCGATCAGCTTTTCAACCAGATCTTTGAAGATCCATTTACGATGGTAAAACGATCAACAGAGGGTTATCCTCTAACGGATCTCTACAAGGATGATGACGACAATCAAGTCATCGAGGTTGCTTTAGCGGGGTTCACCAAGAAAGATTTGGACATCGAGGTCAAAGATAACTCGATTACGATTTCTTGCGAATCTATATCCGAGGGAGATACCACTTCCCGCAGGATTGCGCGTAGATCCTTCACTCGTTCGTTTGTGGATTATGATCACCAACTGAACATGAAGGAGTCATCCGCTTCGTTTGAAAATGGGTTACTCAGGATACTTATACCTCCAACAGAGGACTCAAAGACAACGCCCATTGTCATCAAATAGCATTTATGCTTACGAGAAACGCACCTTTTGGTGCGTTTTTCTTTTTTTTGGCGTATTATATACTAGTTACTTTATAGGCAGATGCTTGAGAGAAAAGAGATGCAAGATAATTTGGAACTGGATCTGATCCGGGAAAAAAGTTTAAAATCATGGATGAAGATGATAGACTGTATGTTAAGGGTGTCTGCATGACTTGCAGAAACAAGACGTATTCGTGCCCGTATTGTAATGGCGAAGGGAAAGTATATTTGGAAGCTTCTGATAAAAGTGTCTCACGATGGATCGCGGGGTTGACAAAAGAACGCAGAGACGATATATTGAAGATGATATCGGATGAGGGCGGCAGTTGAGTAGGTAAATTTATGGGGATTTATAGGTATTGGATGGTTTCTTTTGCCGTTATGGCATTTTTCAGCGCATGCAATTGCGATGATGAGAAACTCTTCTTTAGTTGCCCAATCCCCAGTCCCTGTATTAACACAGCAGACGGCGGCATGTATGTGTTTGACCAAGATTACCAGTCTCGCGCACAAGGCGAATGCCAACTCGGTATGACCGCATGCGATAGCGACAACAGGCAAATCTGCCCAGGCCAAGTTAAACCAGTCGCCGAAACTTGTGATGGTTTAGACAACAACTGCGATGGGATCGTAGATAACCAAATTTCTAGAGATATTGACGGAGATCTCTTCAATGATCTTGCGTCCTGTTTGAATGCTACGGACTGCGACGACAGGAACCCGAATGTCTTTCCTGGTGCAGATGAAGTATGTAACGGCATTGATGATGATTGTGATGGCGAGATAGATGAGGTGGGTCCATATGAGTGTTGGACTGGCGCACCGGATACTGTATTTAGCGATGATACCCCGTGCAAGACTGGTATAGTTACTTGCGTTGATGGCGCCTGGTCTGGGTGCGAAGGACAACTATTGGGGCGACCGGAGTTGTGCGACACTATAGATAATGATTGTAACGGAATAGTAGATGATGATCCATACTATGTAGGTTTGCCATGTGGACCAGATTCTACTGTTGGTCAATGTAGTTATGGAAGTAATGCGTGTATCGACGGAGAACTTCTCTGTGTCGGCGCACAGTTTCCCCAAAATGAAATATGTGATAATATAGACAACGACTGCGATGGGATAACGGACAATGACCTAGAAAGACTCTGTGAGTCCGACTGTGGTCAGGGCATAGAGTTTTGCTCGGCCGGCGCCTGGGGCGGATGTACCGCACCGTCACCTGGGATTGAACTTTGTGATGGTGTCGATAATGATTGTGATGGTGAAGTAGACGAAAACTGCCCCTGCATAGAGGGAGATGCTCAAGCATGCCAAGAAGATCCTATGATGGATCAATACAC